CTAGGGGCAGTTTGGATATATCGCCATGGCGTTCCGAACTATCGCTGCGGCCATGTTCGCAGTTAGGTCGAACTCCTCCATCAACTGTTGTGCCAAAGCGCCATCCGTGAAGCCGGATTGGAGTTTCGCGCACGTCTGATGCGCGCGAAACACCAAAAGGCTCGGATCTGTGATTTGAGATCCTTCAGCCGCCGCAAAGGGCTGCATCCTCGCCACGTACATCTGGTCGTACTGGGCCATCCTGGCTGGCGGAAGTGGCTGCTGCGCTTGAACGCTCGGCATGGGCACTACCGTCGTTACGGTCACTGGGGGTGGTAGGGGCGCCGCTGTCATCTTCGGGTGTGCAGTCGGAGACGACTGCACGGGCGCTGATACAGCAGGGACATCTGGCTGGTCTTGGTGCAGAAAGACATAAGCGCCTCCTGCGGCGAGCCCGGCGATGGCGGCCGTAGCGACGAAGACGACTCCACTAATCAACCAATTTCGCCGCCGGGGATCGTCGTACAGCTCCGGCTCGTCGATTTCATCGGTATCGGACCAGGCGGTGGGCGCAGTCTCAACGACGCCGGTTTCAGCCAGAGCTGCCGGCGACACCATTGTCGGCTCTTGCTCTTCCACCACGCCCTCCCTTGACCTGCATATTCTACTTTGATTCAAGATCACTTCACGGCCGATTCACGGTCCGAATTCTGAGCAGCCGATTAACCACGACAGGCTCAATCTCGAGTGCTTCGGGTTCACTTAGAAGCTGATTTAGTCGTTGGTAGTAGCGGGTGGGGGATAGGCCGAATTCCGCCCGAATGGCTTCCTCTTTCTGGCCAGAGTGTTTCCACCAGATGCGTTCAAATTCAAGTACTTCGACGGCGTTCATGGGATGTATGGGTCTTCCACGCGATCGGCGAGCCAGGTGCGTTCGGCGGCCGTGAGGTTGTTGCGTCGAACGCGGACGGTGTGGACGTCGGTCCATAGTTCTTCGGCTAGCTCGTAGTCATCGTTTGTCCACTGGAGCCCGCGCAGGAGCGCCGGCAGCGGGATTAGATGGCGGGAAGCGAGAATGTCTACTAGTCGTTCTTCGCGCCCGCGGTCGGTGGGGGAGGCTAGGCCACGTTCAACGTGAAGCAGCTCATGGGTGAGGGTGGATCGACGTTCGGCTTGAGTGAGCGTCTTGCACAGCCAGATGGTGTTTCCCTTCCACAGTCCTCGCACACCTCGGGGTAGTCGGTGACGATTGCTGACGATGATGTGGGGGTAGCGCTCGCCGATGATGCGCCACGGATGCCATGAATCCATACCGGAGAACCTAGATCCGGCCACCGACAAAAACGGCTCTGACCAGGAACTACAGGCATGTGATTACATTCCCGGCCTACGATTCTGGGCCTGCTCTATCGTCGTGCCAATGTCGACGAACGTCTATATCGATGGGTTCAATCTCTATTACGGGGTGCTTAAGGGGACTGCTCATCGTTGGCTCGATCTAGAAAAGATGTGCCAGGTATACCTTCCTGGGCACACGATCAACAGGATTCGATACTTCACTGCCAAAGTCACCCCAACTCCCAACGATCCCGACATCGGCAATCGGCAGCAGGTCTACCTACGTGCACTGCGCACCTTGCCGAGCGTGTCGATCCACGAAGGGCATTTCCTTCGGCACAACGTTCGCATGGCGCATGCCTACCCTCCGCCCAACACAGTTGAAGTGATCAAGACGGAGGAGAAGGGCTCCGATGTCAACCTGGCTACGTACCTGTTGGCCGACGCGTTCCGCAATGATGCTTCTCGCTTCGTCGTGGTCACAAGCGATTCGGACTTTCTTGCACCACTCACGCTTGTTCGTAAGGAGTTGGGCAAGGACGTTGGGATACTCAAGCCGAGCACACGCCCTAGCCATGGCTTGAACCGGTGCTCGCCGAGCTTCACCAAGACCATTCGAAAGGGCGCTTTGACTGCTTGCCAGCTGCCGGATCCGGTGGTTTGTATGGATGGAACACGGCTGTCAAAGCCGTCGACCTGGTGAAAAAGCTGAGGCCCCTCATCTGAGATGAGGGGCCTCGCGCTCAACCGGCGAAGCGGTTGAGGGGGTATAGCCAGGCTAGCCAATACGGCCTCAACCTGTCAATCAAGTGGGCTCGGGGCCGAAGAGGTGTTGCGGTGGGCTGGTAACTCGGTATCTCGCTAGCTAGCAAGCGTGTGTCCATACTTGGTAACAAGTTAACTTGTATACAAGTATCAAAGTTAGCTGACTAGCGCTGATGTATCCGATGGATACAGCCTGTACATGCCTTGCGCCGGAATGACATGTGTGCTGTGATCGTTTTTGAGTTAATTATCGAGAAGTGATTGTGAGGGAGAGTCGAAAACTAATGTGGACCAATTTCCCGTTGGTGGTAGGCGTTTCTGTCCTTGGCTCCTTAATGTCAGATTGAAGGCCGGAAAAAGGGGTGAGAAGGAGTGTTCAGATGCAGTTAGCGTTGGAGTGTGAAGAACGCGTCTGTGTCGGACGACTGTCGGAAACGGCCCTTACCTTGGTATCCACGTGCCGCCAGGCGCCACACAAGGGTCGGTCGGGGATGCCGGGGGCGAGTGCGTCAGTTCAGGATTCGACAACCATGGGTGAAGATAGATCTGCAGCAAGATCGCGTGGACGATATCGGGGCTGGGGGCCGGCAGCGCCCATACCCTAGAAGTGCAAACTGGGCCGATTTTCTGCAGATATGCCCCAGTTTGAGAAGTAGGCTCAACCACGAACATATGTTCGGAACGCGTCGCAAAGGAGGTGAGCTAGACGAGTGTTGTCGCATGTAGTTGCGAGGACTTTAGAACTGATTTCATGAAGATGCCCAGGTGTTGGAGCACCCGGGCATCTGTTCGACCAATTCTGACCTGCCAAAAGGAGAGCATTAGTCGTGTTTCAAGCTACACCAAATGACACACCCGGTACATGCCGTGTACAAGGAAGTGTTTACTTCCGCTGCAGTTTCACACACCTCGCTGTGTTTTTTCTGCGGAACCGGGGGTCTCGGGATGGCCGATGATCAGTGGCGAGCCGAATGGGTCCAGTTCTTGCTGTGGACACGGCCCATCCCTACGTGGCCTTTAGCGGAGCGGATGCTTCTCTACGCCCTCATTGAGGTGATCGTGGGACTTCATGTTTTCGACGATGGCGTCACCGACTGAGTCATCCTCATGGTCTGAGGCTTTCTCGCCATGTTGGGCCGCGGCCAGCTCGTCGTCGACTTCCGGCGGCAGCTGGTCCGGTCCACCACCCCATTGGGGGTAATGGATTGCCCCGGTCTTCTTGTTGACTTTTTTGGTATCGGGTTGCGGCGCAGCCTCGGGCTGGTGGTCGTCACTCTCGGCTTCTCGTCGTAGAGCTGCGGCATGCTCACGGACTCTCATAGTGAACTCGGATAGATCGAGCTCGCAATCGCCGTGGATTGAGCGCGCATTCGCTGCGAGTTCTCCCACTACCCGTTTGATATCAGATTCCGTTTCGACTTCTGACCAGTCCACTACCGATGGCCACTCGGGGCCTAGGGCGACCTCAATAGTGCTTGGGGCCTCCTTGATTTCACTGCCTTCCGGCGATGCTGACGGTTGCGGGGACGGGGCGGGGTCGGATGATGCGGCATGGAGGCCCTCCTTTTGTCGTTGGTCCCAGTAGCTCGTGTTATTGAATCCGTTGAGTTCTAGTTCTTGCTTGTCAAGAAACAGCCGTTGTAAAGCCGGTCGGGCAGCTGGCCCTACGCCTGCGGTCAGGAGTTGATCTGCCCAAAGGTTGGCCAGGGCGACGGCGACGCGGGCATTCTGCGCCATCGCGGCTCCAGGATCTGGGGACTCGTCGGCAACCTGACGCATTGCTGCAAGGGCTGCTTCCCATGCGGTTAAGTACCGCGGTGCGGTTTCCATCGCATGGAGATCGTCGACGGTTACGCCAGCGTGTTCTGGTCTTGGTGGGGCCGGTTCCGAAGGGGCCGGGTCGACATCAAGGGGCTCAGGCTCGGCTCCCTCGAAAATCTTCCTGACCGAGTGCTTGGCCCAGCCGAGACTCTTCTCTAGGCGTCTATACGAAAGCTCGCTGACCTCCTGGCCATTCTCAATGGCACTCATTGTGGTGCTCGAAGGGCCGTTCGGCATGTTGTCTTGCCGGTACCCCAGCCACTTGCGCCGACTCTCAACGATCTGTCCAAGTCGAAGTCGGGCTTGTTGCGGGGATTCGAGCCGCTCCTGACGTTCGGTCATACGGCAAGACTGCCAAAAATTTTTGGCAAACCATAGTCCCATTCGGCTAACGACATGGGTGTGAGCAGCCGGAGCGCCGAATCTCACCAGTAGCATTCTGCACGCCAGGGCAAAATTGCCACAGAATTGCTTGCGCTTGCGACGGTTAGCCGTTACAGTCGTCCGCATGGGAAGCAAAATTGCCGCAAAACGGCGATATGACCGTCAGCGGGAGCGTAGAACCCCGCCTCATGTCAGCCTCCAGACCTTCCGCTTGGCGTTGAAGCGAATCGACCCTGATGGGCACTGGGACCTAGACGACGTATGCGAACGCATCGAAGCGATCCACGGCGACCGTCCAGCGCGCGGCACGTTGAGTGCTATCGAGAACGGGGCGCGGGGAGCGTCGGCGCAACTGCTGGCCGCCCTCGAAGAGGCGTACAACCTTCCGGCTGGCTCGATCACCACGGATTACGCTCCGCGCGCAACCCCTGCGACATCCGAGGTGGCCTAATGGCCGCCGATCTAGTGCTGATGGACGACGGACTGACGGTCGAATTCGGCAACTCTGACGAATGCTCAGACCTCACCGCACAAGAAGCTGAGGCGGTGACGGGTCGCATCCGTCGGTGGGTGAACGACTTCCCGGTGGCGGATGTGGTGCTGGCATTCCGTGGCCGAGTGTGGATCGCGCTTGCGTATGCCTCGTGGGCCGAATGGTGCGAGTGCGAGTTGGGCGGCTTGAAGCTACCCGCCCCGAAGCGTCGCGAGGTTGTGGCTGAACTGGCGGGCGAAGGCATGTCGAACGTCGCGATCGGCAGCGCGCTGAATGTCGATGAGGGCACGGTGCGTAATGACAGGCGGTCGGCAGGGTCGGAAAATTCCGAGGCTGAACGAAAGCGTCGCGGCCAGGACGGCAAGGACTACTCCTCGCCGCATCCGAAACCGACTGCCCCGCCACCCGAAATCGTTGTTGACGCAGAGATCGTGTGCCGCGACTGCTACGGAAATGGTTGCGAGACCTGCTTTCCAGAAGACGACAACTATGCCCGCGAGGCTGCTTCAGGTTCTACAGAACCTCAAGCAGTAGCGACCTCCTCGACCTCAGCTGCCGGGGCGGATAGCTCAGGCTCTGTAGAGCCAAAGCTATCCGGTTCCGTTCCGGGGGGATCCTGGGATCAAAAGCCGCGGCGTCGACCGATTGAAGAAGGCTTTTTTGACGCCACGATGCGACTTAACAAAGCCGTGACATCACTACAGAACTTGGGGAAAGACGACCGTCTCCCGAGAAACAAGAAACAGATCGCCCGTTACCGGCACGACCTGCTTCGTGCAATCGACGCGCTGCAACGCGTCGCAGATCAACTCGCCTGAGTCAAAAGGAGCATATCAATGACTGCTGAAGTAGTCCACGGCGAAGATCTCGATCTTCTTGCCGAAAAGATCACACACACCATCGTGATGGTGTCACCCGCGACGGCCACGCGGTGGCTAGCCCAGAACAAACGAAACCGCAATATCAGTCGAACGGACGTGCAACGCTACCGGCTCGACATGGAGGCCGGGTTATGGCGATTCGCCGCAGACCCAATCCGTTTCGACACAAACGGAGACTTGATAGATGGTCAGCACCGCCTCACAGCACTGTCGGAGTTGAAGGATGTATGCCTACCAATGCTGGTTGTTCGCGGTCTACCGCCCGAGACGCAGAGGGTGATGGATCAGGGGCGCAAGAGAACCCCCGGCCAGCAGCTCTACCTCAGTGGAATCAAAGAGGCCAACCTTATGGCTGCGATCTTCAAAGTACTGCTCGTCTGGGAAACCGGACTGATGTTCAGGGACAACAAGCTTCACCGCCAGATCACGTCGGCCGCAATCGAGGACTACATCGCCGACCATTTTGAAGACTTGGAATTCGCCCAGACTCACGCCACAGCGATTAGGGCGATCGATGCCCCGCCGTCGGTAGTGGGGGCCTTCGCCGTAATGGCCTCCCGTACCGACGAGCGAGCTGCGCATGAGTTCCTGGCACAGCTTCACAGCATGGTGGGGATGAGCGTTGGGCATCCGGTACACACACTAGACAAACGGCTCCGAAGCATCCGCAAGCAGTCGATCAAGCTATCAACCCGCGACTATCTCGCCTTATTTATCCAGGCGTTCAACGCATTCCGGCAGAGTAGGCGAATCAGTCAGTTCCTCCGACCGCCTGGCGGCTCTTGGGGCCGCGAGAATTTCCCGAAGGTCGTGTGAACGCGATGACAACCTTCAGTAAGGAAACGGACCTTCAGGAGAACCTTCTGGATGGCACGGTCTACTGCTACGAACCAGTTCCCGGCGAGGGGGTCTACGTCACGATCGCTGGCCGGGACGACCAGGTCTACATCGTCGCTTTCGACATGGCAGATCTGGGCTACCTAAAGCGCGCCGCAGAGTATGCGCAGTCTGCCGAGAATCGTGAGTCGTCGAGCGAAGACTTGGCGCGAGTTACACCGACGGGGATGCCATTCCTCCTAGAACTGGTGCAGGGCGAGTTTGGCGGTGGGGCATGAGCATCTCTGAATCCCGAGTACGGGAGATAGTGCAGGAAGAACTGCATCGTCCTGCCCGCCACCTGGTTATCAAGGTCAAGAAGGGGCCAATATCACCGGTCGACGATGTCTGGGACAGGGAAGGACGGACCGGACAGGAGGGCGGGGATACCGGGCCCGATCAGGAACCGGTGCATCTCATTGCCGCGACCATCCGCGATCAGGTAGTTGATGTCACACAAGACGGTGTCCCCACCGGAGGCGAGCTCGATCGCCTTGGCTACCTGTTGGGCGTGCTCAAGGGTAAGTGGAATCTTCTCTCCCGCGTAGCGAAGCGTGTACGCGAACTCTTCATCACTCATCCCAAGACGGTAGATGGAAAGGAGTGGTCATGAGCAAGCTTTCCTATAACCGCGAGGAGGCCGCACAGGAAGTCGGCATCTCCGTCGACAAACTCGACCAGGAACGCCGCGCGGGCCGGATCTGTCCCCGCTATGTCGGCAGCAAGCCCGTATACGAGCACGACGAACTCAAACGGTGGCTGGAGTCCCTGCCGTCTGAACCTAAGTCGGCGTAGAGCTTTCAACAACTAAATAACCCCCGAACGCTGGGGCGGGACATCTTGGCGGAAGACCGCCCCAGCGCCACTGCAACCAACACCTTGGAGGTGTGGCGTGTTCAAGCGTAGATCAATCACGGCTGTAGCCGTAATCCTCACCGCGGTTTCATGTGCTCCACCAGCTCACGCGGACTCGGCTCAAGACCTAGCCGAGAAGTACGGCGTCTCGGTGTGCCGAAGCCTGGATGCTGACCCGACGATCAATGGGGTTCTCAACACTGGGGTATCGCTCACCAAAAAAGCGAACATCGACCCGTATGTAGCGGGACAAGTGTTGGCGTACAGCGCCATCTGGTTTTGTCCTCGTCATATCACTCTCTTGAAGCGGTTCGCTGACTACTACAAGGGAGGGCGAGAAGCATGAACCCCAGGGGTTTCCATCTTCATTATGATGGCGCATATCCGTTGCCGCCGTTGAAGATTTACGGACCGACAGCTGCTGGAACTCGCAACGTTCTTGACTGCATCGCAGAGATGGATTTGGAAGACATCGAGGAGATGTTGGCCTCTGTCCGCAGTCAACTCCCCAACCCGGAGTCGGTGTTGTGGCGGTACGACAAGTGCGAACTGGAGACCTACACGGCGCTTAGCGCTGAACTCAAGGTCAACCCACGGGCATTGAATGCCGAAATCAAGCATGGATGCGAATTCCGTGGGGACTCAGAGGACCCCGAGTATTCCGAAGATGAAGAAGGGGAGGCGGCGTGATGTTCGCCCTACTCATTGCTATATGCGCGATCGTCTTCCTCGCGGTCATTCTCGGCGGGCTTGGGCTTGGCGGGTGGGCGATGTGGGAGTGCTGGAAAACCGCGCACCGTCCCGGCTATCAGTCCCCACTAGTGCACGGTTGGGAGGACTGATGCGAGAGCTATTCACGTTCCCGATCTGCCACGCGCACCAAGTGTTCCACCCGTGCAGGCCGTGCGAGAAGGAGCAGGCCCGTAACCAGTTCAAGAACTGGACCGCTATCGGGTGGCTGCTCACGTTCTCGGTGTTTTTCATGGTTGTTCTGTGGTACTCGGCAGGTGGGCGATGATCGACGAAGATCTGAGCGACCTGCGGGACAAATACGGGCAACCGCTGGCCGACTATGAAATCGAGGCGATTCGGCGAGGTGGATCCACGAACGCTGAAATCGCTGGTTACGCACTTGGTTTCAGCCTTGAAAGATTGGGACTCGCCGAGGTGCAAGCAGTCAGCTGTGTTTGTTGTGGCGTATTGCTTGCGCACGTGAACAGGTACATGGTTCGCCACCGCCGTGAATGTGGATGGGAGGGGCGATGAACATCCGAGAACTAGGAGCCGTGGACCAGCTGTTCGCGGCAGCTAACGACCACCTTTCCGAAGCGGTGATAACCGTGAAGGAGATGGTTGATGCACATGGACCAGAAGAGGTGTGGGACAGATTCATCCGTGTGCTGACCGAACGTATTGAAGCAGGTGATTCGGATATCAAGACCATCGTCCATATCCACGCCACAGCATTGATCCGGTTAGCGAGGCAGTCATGAGGGATCAAATCATCGCCGTCATGGTCGTGGCCCTACTAGCCCTCATGGTGGCCTGGCAGACCTCCGATAAACGGGAGTGGCGCAAAGAGAATCTGCGACTGCGCCGTGAAATCGCCAGGCTCTCAAAGCATCCCTCTACCTATGAACCTGAACCACTCCCGTATATGCGGAGGTACGCGGACGATGAAGACTGAGCGTAGTAACGGCGCGATTCTCCTAGATCTAGCAGTGCATATCGCCGCGGAGCCAGATCTTTCTGAACGCTTGAGATTGGTTAATGCTCGCGATCTTTTGTTGCGCGCCATGGGCGTAGAGCCCGAGATTTCAATATTGGGAGAGGCGTCATGACAAAGCTGGAGCCCAATGGGCAGGGGACATGCAAATGAGTGGGTTAAGTGATGTGCAGCGCGGGGCGCTCAAGAGTTGCTTGGAAGAGATCTATTTCGGGTACGGCGAGAAGGATTGGGAACGCCTCGCTGGTGTGGCTACTGAACGGATCGCGTCTGCGGTGAGGAAGGCGTCATGAGCGACTACATCAAGGATGTTCTTAAAGACGCTATCGAGGAAGAGCTTTCGTTGGGTGGTGATGCGGGGACTGTGATGGCCCGTATCGGTGAGGTGTTGTCAGAAGAGGGATACAGGGTGGTGGCGTTGTGAAGCTGGAACCGACTGCCGAACAGTTGGAATTAATCGCCAAGGCTGCCGGGATGGCGGTCTGGGAGATGCAAATCGCCTTCGATATCGCTAACCATGGAATCCCCGGGGGCGCCCCTGTTGGCACCATCGCACGACGACCAGACGGGGAATGGTTGGCGGAGCGGAAGGTTAGCCAAAGTACGGGTGCCGGTCGGTGGTGCTATCTGAAACTCGGGTATCCGTCTACTGAAGCGCCACTAAAAGCCAACGCCGCCGACTCTTGGCCTGTCATCTACGACCCGAGGGAAGGCGAAGCTCCGCAGGCGGAACCCTGTCGCAGCATCGACCCTGTATCAGAATTGAAGTGCAGTCAGACATTAGGGCACGAGGGGAATCATGGAACTTGTTCCGGGTTGGAATGGCCCGACCCAACAGCACAACAGGTACCGGAGACGTGCCGGATCTGCAACGGATCTGGTGTTGGCTACGGGAAGGTACCAGGCGGCTGGCTGGAAACGGATTGCGCCGCATGTGATGCGACCGGGGAAGTACAACAGGAACCGGGCGAGTCTCTGGCGCGTGGACTAGACGACCTTGCCACCGGACGGGTATCCCGTAGGGACGACTATCTGGAGCCACAACAGGAACCGTGCTGCGGTGTTTCTGAGGTGTTTGACTGTGATTGCCCGCCAGCTGTCCGGGGAACCGTTGAGGACGCGCTACGCCCTGACGATGTGAAGCTTCTTGAGACGGACCCGATGGAGTTCGTTCGGCGGACACAACAGGAACCGTCTGTGTACGAGCTTGACAGGTTGGCAATGGAGTCCATTCGGACAACAGCAGCACAACAGGAACCGGTGACTGCGCGGTTTTCAGGAGTTTTCACGGGGACCTGCATGGCATGTCAACGTGAACAGTGCGACTGTCACGACAACAATGACACTCCCAAGCCCCGCACACCCCGTGTCGTTGACCGCCTAGGGGTAGACGAGCAGAACGCCGAGTGGAAGCGGCGAGGCGTCAGCCGCGATACGTACATCTGGGAGTACCGATTCCGTAATGAAGTATGGCAAGTACGTCTTGTCGGAAATGAAGTGTGGGCGTCGATGTCACCCGGCACTGAGCCTACGAATGGGCCATTCACTGAGGTTCTTGAGCCCCGTGTACTTCCGAGCCTGGATTGTGAGGAGGCCCGAGATGGAACGGTGTGGCGAGACCGGGATGGCGACCGATGCCAGTACCGCGCCGGGCTGTGGTGGTTCGTGTGCGACGGACCGGAGACCTGGCCGATTGACCTCCAGGGCGGTCGATTAACCGACTACGGCCCATATGTCGAGGTTCTGTCATGAGTCGTGGTGTCCGTATGTCCGATTGGCTCGCAACCGATTATCGGCGTCTGTCTGATCCTGGTCCTGCTGTTCCTGACTGGTTTTGGGTTGATGACGAGTACGACGAGAAGGGGAACCCGCGGTGAATCGGCAGATGCGTATCGCTGTGGCGGCGGAGTTCCGCAAGTTGGCGGACAAGATTGAACGCGAAGAGAAGTCGAGGTTCCTTCTGGAAAACGATCCCGGTACTCGTATTCCGGTGATGTCGGATGTTGAGGTTGACGGCAAGAAACGCCGCATCGGATACGTCCTCATCTCCGACCCTGAGGGGCCACGGGACATGCCCGTGATCAGTGATGAAGCTGCGGCTATTGCTTGGGCTCTTGGAGAGTTCAACGACCCCATGCTGGCTGAACACAAACTCACCGAGCAGGGGCGTAAGACCGTCCTCGCCAGCGCATCCGCAGCGTTGGCCGCTAACGCCCCACTGCCACCCGGGGTTGAAGTGCAGCACATCCCCGGAGGAAACCCGACAGTGTCCTGGCGCGGCGAAGACGACGCCCGCGAACTACTCGAGGACATGCAATCCCGCGGCCTATTCACCCTCTCCGCGGCTTTGAGGATGAAGGAGCTGCCATGACACTGCCCGAAAGGATGCGCGAACTCGCCCCAGTACTCGAGGAAGCTGACGCACGGTTCCGAGCCGAATTCCCACACCGTCTCGACGAACTCGAGGGCGGCTGGTCCGCCAACGGGTTGAGGACATTCGCTGACATTTGGGAGCGAGCGGAGGCCGCTAGTGCCTAGGCTCCTGGATTTGTTCTGCTGCGCCGGCGGTGCCGGTATGGGGTATCACCAGGCTGGTTTCGAGGTCACTGGGGTGGATGTCGATCCGCAGCCGCGGTATCCGTTCCGGTTCATTCAGGCGGATGCTCTCGCGTTCCTCATGGAGTTTGGTCACGAGTACGACGCAGTCCATGCTTCGCCGCCGTGCCAGAGGTTCACGAACGCCCAGAAGATCCAGGGCAACCAGCATCCCGACTACCTCGAGTCTGTCCGCGTGCTACTGCAGGCCGATGGAGGACCGTACATCATTGAGAACGTCCCCGGTGCACCGCTGATTGATCCGGTTGTGCTGTGCGGGGCAATGTTCGGGCTGAAGACCTATCGGCACCGGTTGTTCGAATCCAACCTCCCCTTGGTGGCGCCGGAGCATCCCGAGCATGTCGCCGCGGTGACGAAGATGGGCCGCCCACCCAAGGACGGCGAGTTCATGCATGTAGTGGGGAACTTCTCCGGGGTAGATAGGGCCCGGGAGGCGATGGGTATCGACTGGATGACCCGAGACGAACTACGGGAAGCCATCCCTCCGGCGTATACGCGGTATCTAGGGATGCAGCTGCTCGAGCACATGAGGGCTGCGGCATGAAGCCCGGCGAATTCACCCCGGAAGCCAAAGAGCTGAGCGCCAAGCTTTGCACCGTAGGTGATTGCACAAAGCCACTACGGGCGCGCGGTATGTGCTGCATGCATTGGGCTCGTTGGCGCAAGTATGGAACCCCAGAGCCCTGGGCCGAACTCTGCGCCGTAGACAGTTGCGACAATAAGTCCCGTTCTCGCACTAGTGAATACTGCGAGAAGCATTACTACCGGCTGCGCCGCACTGGCAGCTTGTCGGATCCGCAGTACATCTCAGGTGAGTGTCTTGCGGATGGGTGCGGCAGGCCGGCTGGGCACGGCAAGGAATCTGAAGATGCCCGCGGCTACTGCCGCATGCACTACCTAAGGCTCAAGAAGCGCGGCGATGTGTGTTGGGAACCAAAGGGTGAGAACAACCCAATATGGGTGGGAGCCGCTGCTGGTAGCACCACCGTGCACCAGAGAATCCGTCGAGCACGCGGTTCTGCGACCAACTATCGGTGCATCGACTGCGGTGAGACTGCGGCGCATTGGTCTTATGACCACACCGACCCTGATCAGAAGTATTGCCCCGATAAAGGCCCCTACAGCCTAGATATCGATCGATACCACCCACGGTGCGTCAGCTGTCATAAGCGATTCGACATGCGACGGATCAAGGCGGAGCGGTCGAGATGAACGAACAAAGATGTCGCAAGTTGGTGTATGAGCGTTCACAAAGGGTCTGCGAGAAGTGTTTCAAGACTTGGGCGACAGAGGTTCATCACAGGGTGAATCGCTCCCAGGGCGGCAAGTGGACGCCGGCCAACTGCCTGCATCTATGCCATCCGTGTCACCACTGGTGCACGGTGCATCCCAAAGAGTCTCGAGAACAGGGCCGGTGGTCGCTGAAGTCCTTCGAGAATCCGCTTAATCACTCGGCTTTGAGGTGTGGCCAATGGGTGTTCCTTGATGACAGCGGTGACTACCGATTGGACGATGCCGCATGAGGACAGCGCGTGTGTTTTACCGGCATGAGCGTTGGGTGTGGCTTGCCGACGACGGGTCGATTCGTGAGGAGCGGGCGGCATGAAGTGTAGGCGCGAGAACTGCCACCGGGCCGGTATCTACAGACGCAGAGGTTTGTGTAATCCGCACTACAAGCTGTCAGACCGGGGCTATGTGGATCCAACCGCGGCCCGGGAGCATCTATTGCGGCTGTTCGACTCGGGGCATTCCTGGACTGAGATTGCCGAGTTGGCGGGGATGACTCGGGGCGGGGTTGATCGGATCCGTGACGGTTCGTATCCGAAGATGCGAAAGGCTACGGCGGTACGGATCCTGGCTATACCAATGAGGTTTGGTACGTCGGGGACTATTGATGCTACGGGTACAGTGCGGCGGCTGCGGGCGTTGATGGCTAGTGGTTGGCCTGTATCGGTGTTGGCGGAGCAGATGGGTATACCCGCCTCAACGTTGGGGAACCATTTGGACCGGCGGACTGTGTCGGTTGTACGTGCGCGGCAGATCGCGGAGTTGTTCAGCCGGCTACAGATGGTCCCTGGCCCGTCGAAACGGATGCGCACCATTGGCCGTAAGAAGGGTTGGGCGCTGCCGTTCGCGTGGGATGAAGACGACATCGACGACCCCTCGGCCACGCCGGATTCGGGTGGTAAGTCGACATGGATTCAGAAGTACGAGGACTACCGCAGCACAGGTTTTAGTGACGCGGAAGTGGCCGCGGCGATGGGGATTCAGCTCGAATCGCTACGTCGCCAGCTGGAAAGGAAAGCCGCGTGACTGTTTGGCCTACCTACCACTTCTGCCGTTGTGGTCATCAGAGATACCAGCATAACGGTCAATCAGCTGAGTGTTACGGGGCTTTGGATGACGGTGTGACCCTTTGTGATTGCGGAGGGTTTGTTGAAGACAAGAAGGAATGCGCATGAGCGAGTGGCACTACTACAAGCTCCCTGAACCAATCACACTCAAAGCGGGTGAGCCATTTCCCGATGAGTACTGGCGGGCTTTTCTGGATGCGCTACAGGCTGCGCCCGAACATGATTCGGAGAAGCGATGAGCGGCAATGAAGAAGAGTACGCTGTAGCGGCGCTCGTCGAAGCCCTCCAAGGACCGTGGGTATGGACCGATCTGGCGACTGGCGAGAGTGTTCCCTATACGCCAGAGATGACCGCACGGAGACTCCTAGATGCCCTCAAGGCCAACGGATACGCAGTAGTAGAACTACCGAAGCCGAAGTACCGCGAGCCCCATGGGTATGGATACAGCAACGAGAATGCGCACCTGAGTGATTGGGGTGTGTTCGCTTGCACCGAAGACGGGTGTGTCTATGACCAGAACGACGGCTTCTCTCCCGAGGATGCGTGGACCATCGGCAGTTGGTGGCTAGCCGCTTCTAGGTGCATCACCGAACGCGAGGTTGCGGCTGAACGTGATTCGGAGGAGCGATGACCGACCTGTGCTCCTGCGGCCACGATCTCGATGAGCATCAACGTCACTACGGCACTTGTAAAGCCACTATCCCTGGTTCTTTTGAGCCTCTTTACCGGTACTGCCCTTGTGGGGGATTTGAGAGGAGTGACGATGAATAAGCGCATAGTTCCGGGGCAGTGGGTGCTGTCAGACGATGAGGTGACGGCATTAACGAGTCCAAGAAGGCTAGAGTTCTTCGGCGATATAGGGCCGATCGCAATCGGGCGTGACCTCAGGCAGGTGATTGGCGCCGTAAATCAGAGGCGGCTTGGTGATCCTCCTGGCACCGTGAGACGGCGTGACGATGGCGCACTAGCCACGAGATGCCAGGACTTAACCGGCGCGCTGTATTGGGATGCCCCCGTTAGTGATCAGTCCGAAGTGGATGATTCCTGGCAGGTCATCTTCCCGACTGGCATATATGGCGACGGTAGGCCTGAAGAGGGTTGGCGGCACAGGGCATTTGAGTCCGACTTCACCGACCAGGAGGCGGTGTAGATGGGCCTTCCCTGGGTCAGGCTGGACAGCCAGTTCGCCTTAAACCCGAAGATTCTCTACCTCATCGAGGATAAGAAGTACCGCGCCGCGTTCGTGTGGACGGCATCCCTCGGATACGCAGGCGCTCAAGGCACCGACGGGTTCCTGCCCTCCGCTTGCCTACCCCTGCTACACGCTACTAAGGCTGAGGCTAAGGCCCTCGTTTCCGTCGGGCTATGGGTGGAGTGCCCCGGCGGCTGGGAGATCAACTCCTGGTCAGAGTTTCAGCCTTCGAATGAAGAGACTCAGAAGCGTAAGGAGCGCGCGCGGGATGCGGCCCGATTGCGTTGGCACGGAATGAGGGGAAATGACGATGCGGACTAACGATGCCAGTGGCATATGCGTCGGGCATATGCCACTGGCATCCAACCTTGGCATGCACCAGGCAGATGCACGGACGGACGGACGGACTCACGAAGAATCTTTTCTCACCTTTAGGGGTAAATCTTGCTTAGGTAACGCGCGCAAGCCGATACAAGAATCTCTCAAATCTGATGAGCCAATCAGTCTCGCTTCGCTCGATCTGGGCTCAATCCTGGAATGCGAAGAGTCCAGATTTCCGGTCCGGCGAACGCGCCTCACCGCGCGACGGGAGCAGATACCAGGCGAGGATCGTCAGTACGTGTATCAGCGGGATCACTTCGCATGCGTGCAATGTGGCGCACGGGAAGACTTGACGCTGGATCACATCATCCCGTGGTCGGCGATGGGTTCCGACCACGTCGACAACTTGCGGACACTCTGCTGGCCCTGCAATGAGCGCAGATCGAACTTCCATCAGCCTGACGATGGTTGGCGCCCATTGCCACTGACTTTCGCTTGCGTTGACTGTGATTCGGAGTTCATGCGCGACTACCCCGACGCCGACTCGCTGCCATTCGACCACCCAAGCATGGCCAAATGCTTCTGCTGGTGGCATCGACACGCGGCTATCGGATCTCGCGCCGAGTGGTTCACCGAGAACAACGCGTATTGGGATTACGACCTCAACTGGCATAGGGAGAAACCGGCGAGCAGCAAGGAGGCTGTGAGATGACCCAAGCCATAACAGACATCAAAGAACTCGTAGGAGAGATGCCGGGGCAGGTGTGTGAGTTCGAGGACGTTAATGGGCACCGAGCATGCGACTCGCAAGCCCGCTGGGTTGCGCGATGCCACTCCGTGGTCTGGTCGACGCTCCAGTGCTACATCACCGTCATCGCGATATGTGAACCCCATAGGCAGCACATTGCGACCAATGCTGCGATGTGCGCTAACAGCAGGTGCGGCGGCTGCCTCCGCGTCATGTCAGCTAGCGACCTCTTCGGCCCGGTGATGCCGCTATGACCGCCTGGTTCAAACGACAACGCCCCGAAACGCCTGCGGTGGCACAAGACCTCACCGAACCAGGTTTGGAGACGCCAGCGGCGATCTGGGGGCGATTAGAGGATGAGCTTCAGCCCGACTGTGTGTGTGGGGAGCCCGCAGAACTCATCGTCTTGATGCACAACCTCGACCACTGCCAGGGCGGACCTATGGTGGGGTTCTTCTGCCCCGGCTGTGTTCGCGATGTCCACAGATTCGTAGACAACACCCTCGATGTAGTTCACAAGTTCGACAGGTGGGCATGTAAAACCTGCGGCGGGCCAGTGGCAGCACCACACGACCTCATAGAAGACGTGGTGAAGCTATGAGCAAGTGGAAAGTGCGGGAGATGCTGGAGCATGCCAGCCGCGAAAATCTATGCGACAAGGGGATGCCTTGGCCGGAAAACCATGCGCAGATTGCGGATTGGATATTGGCCATGAACCTGAACATCACAGTGCAACCCCCCTCTGGTGCTGAGGCTATCGCAGCATTCGCGGCAGGTGGAAGATGAGCGAGCTGACAACACCGAGTGATATTGCATCCTTGCCAGACGGCACGGTGTTTGAGTCCCTACCGGAATGCCTATGGCCGCAACGCTATGCGGGTGTCAGGTGGAAGAAGGTAGGCGATGGCGTGATACCGCTGAACGCCACCCCATCCGCAATTCTCCCCATCCACCCGTCGTTGATTCCGTTTTTCAAAGATCCGCTACCGGCGAGGGTGGTTACCGATGAGTGACCCTGCAATCTCCGCCGCGCGCAAGGTATTCACCGAGTACTGGCCGGATCAAGGCGACTTTGAGTTCAACTACAGCAGCGAGGGTCGCTTTGGTATTGAGGTTGCCCGTGAGATGGCTAAGTCGGTACAGGAACTACACAGGCCAACGGGTTGGGGCGGCGAGTGCGTGGTCTGCTTCGACAGTGAGGGCCGTGGCATTCCGTGGCCCTGTGAGACCGCTAAACGGGTCTACCCAAGTGAGGAACTATGAGCCGAATCGAACTGTCAGACGGATCATCCTGGCCACGCCCATGCATGGGAAGGGACGACCGATCAGTCACATGGGCGGCACGCTACTCCACCCTCACCCGAGAAGAACTCATGCAGTTGGTGACCTTAGCTGACGCCTACGGGTATCTCGTATGTGAGACAACGCAGAAGCGTCGGGATCAGGTGGTCAGGGAGATTCGCCAGTCCTTGCGAGAAGAGGTGCAGTCATGACCGATCCAGCAGTAGAGGCGGCCTGGAGAGCGGTAAGTCTACACTACCCGCCGACGATTACCGAGCCGACTCCTTGTGAGATTGACTCAGCCCGTGAGGCTTTGAAACCGATACGGGAGTGGTTTGACCGCAACTACGGCATGTCGTCAATCACCGACCATCTGCTCGATGACCTCGCCCCCTTGATTTTCACAACAGAGGAGCTAGAGCGATGAGTGAGGCGCAGGAGTTTCTGGCGTTCGCGCTAGAGCAGGGGATTGTTGCCGCCGTGAATGCATCCGATGGATGGGTATCCGGTGTTGATCCAGCAGAAGAGGGTGCGGTGTCTACGTCCATAAGGGTCGACGGCGTTATCGATCTCATGGTGCTCGCCGCCGAAATAGATAAAGCCCTTGGAGGACTCACACGGGACGAGGCCTTCCGATATACACATCTTGCCACTGGTCGAAGCTCAATTCTTGATGATGTAGACGTACCCACGGCGCGGAAGATCGCTGGAACTACACACGGTGTCTCGGAAGTCTCCCGTTGGGTGTCTGGTTGGACGGTGACCGAATGAGCGGCAGCGTTCTCCGGCGAATCAGGTGGATGCTCCACCGCTGCAACTGCTGCCATGCGCGCAATAGATCAGTTGGCTACTGGCCAACCAAAGGCCATCAATGGCTTTGCGGTGAGTGCGTATTCGGTCCATGTGACTTCGACTGCAACGGTATCCCCTGGAGAAAAAGGTATCCAGATGGCTGACTACCAAGACACCGGTAGCCGCCGGAAACCTACGGCATACACCGAAACAGGGGCTGCTGAGCGGGTGTGCCCGGACTGTAGTGCCCCAGAAGGACATCCCTGTAGATGGATAGCCATGGATGGGCGGGGGGATTTAGGGAAACCAAGGCATTGGCCGCATAAGACACGTTGGAGGCGTTAGTGCGAAACATTCACCCCGGACCAAGAATCATAGACGGTGGCGCCGACATGTGGTCCATCAACCATGAGCCCTGGACAGAGTACGCACTTTGCCCTGAGACGGATCCCGAGTTGTTTTATCCCACCCCGGGTAGTCCGGGGAGGACGATGGCCAAAGCTGCGAAAGCGATTTGTGCTCAATGCCCGGTCGCTGCTGAGTGTTTGGAATACGCCTTCAGGGCTAATGAAGAGTACGGGATTTTTGGTGGGGTCACCGCCCATGAGCGGATGGTGATGAAGCGGGGGAGGGCAAGCTGATGCCGCACTCTAGCCCCACCGACTGGATAGCTGGGGGAAGTGTCGCCGCAGACATAGTCGGATGCCTCACCGGTCTTGTCGCCGACCTGTCGTGGCAAGACGAAGCAGCGTGCCGTGGACTCCCTACGGAGTGGTGGTTCCCAGACCAAGGCGCCAGCCGGGAATGTAAGCGGGCCAAGGAAATCTGCCACGGGTGTCCCGTCAAACTCCAATGCCTCCAATTCGCGATAGAGGTACACGACCAGCACGGTATTTACGGGGAGCTGTCATTGAAGGACAGGCGTAGGTGGAACCAGGAAAGGAAAGCCGGTTGAACACCGCGAATGTCGGTGTATCGGAGAATAATTGAGGTATGAGCGACACATTAAATCGGCAGCTGAATCAACGGGTTAAAGAGCTGCAAGACGAGATTGAGGCTTGGGGACGTAAAGCCGATTGGGCGTTACAACAGGACGACACAGGCTGGTGGGGTGACGTGCTCGAAGGACTTTCCAAGCGTGGCAAGAAGATGAAGGAGGCTGGGCTATGAGGCGGTCTCACCTAAAGTTGGTTCCACCACTGCGCCACTGGCTTGACGTGCAGTTTGAAGTGTCGGCCAAAAGATTAGCCGCCACCGAGCCGTCGAAGCTCTCACCTTTAGGCAAATCGCTACGCCGCGACGCCATTAGGCACCTGGAGGGTAAGTGACTTCTTATTCGCCCATACCGACCTGTGTTGATGACAAGGGCCACAGATTCAAGGCAGACATCATCCGGGCTGACACTGCCGTATGCGAGCGCTGCGGACTTATTCGAAAGCATGTCATCCGCCGCTAGACACCGCGACTTGTCCTGAAACGGAGGATAATTGAGGGTATGGAAATGTCCCGATTGGGCCGGACGGATCTCGTCACCGGTACCTGGTACACGCTGACATTTTGCGGATTGGTTGATGTCCGCCTAACCGATAGACAGGCCCGAGACCTGTATCAGCTGCTGCATGAAGAGTTCAAACCTAAGTACCAGCTGGGCATATCTGAGATCGTATCGCCCTCACCCGGAGGTAGTGAGAGTTGAGTACTGAACCGCTAGTCGCATCCATGTGCACGCTGTGTTGCGCGGATCGACATGAAGCCCCAAGTGCTGGTTGTCCTGGCGCGGACGCAACTGGTCCTCAGAGAATCCGATGGAACTGGAATGTCAAGTATCGGAAGTATTCACGCACCGTCACGCGGTCAATCCCGCGCTCGGCAATAACCCTGTACGACGCGGACATGAACAGGATCGGAACCGTAGCTGAGTATGAGGCAGTCACTGGTATCAAGGTGATCTTGGGAAGTGATTCCCGTGAGTACTGAACCGCTGCAATGGGAGCAGCGCAATGACGGACGAGTCTTCCGGTTCTCCCACCCAAACATCTACTCCATATGGACAGATGGGAGTGACTGGTATGCGTCCAGGCGTGACGCCTATCGGGATGGTGCCCCAGAGGTATGCATCTATCGCGGCGACTCTTGGGCTGGCGCCGAAGCAACGGTTAAGGCGTACTGCGCAACAGATAACCGAGCTGCCGCCTGGGAACGCTATATGGCAGAGAACGACCCACCGTCGAACGGAGAAGCCTTGTGACTGAGCACTACACCGGGAGCGATGATGGTTGGATCACGGCCGAGCTGATAGTTGACACTGACCCATCGGGTTGGGGTGACCACCGGGTGGTCGAGTTTGAAGTCTCAGACGAGCGCGACTATGCGCAGGTGACATTGGGGCACGACGACGTGAAAAGGCTGCATTCGCAGCTCGGTTCATGGCTGAACGGAGGCAACCTGTGACTGCTGTACCTGTTGAGCCGGATGGTGATCTGCCGGGTGCGTTGGAGAAGTTGCGTGACGGTGTGTCGGCGTTGACTGATCCGAAGTTGCAGATTGTGGAGGGCCGCAAGGAATGGGCTGAACCGCTGTATGCGTCGTTGTGTGACGCGGTGGAGTCGGTGGAGGGCAGCGGAGTGTTCATGGGGGTGGCGAAGTCACAGCCCCCGATCTGGACCGACGCGTTCGATCTACGCAACGAAATCGATGTGGAAGTCAGGCAGTGGCAGTCTGATCCGGGTGTGTTCGACGGCGACCTGACGCACCCGCCAACACCAGAAACAGTCAGGCGGCTCAGGATTCTCGAATCGTTGAAAACGTGGCGGCCCCAAGACACCAAAACCCTAGACGGCTACAGCAACAGCCTCGAAAACTGGTGCAACAGAATCAACCACCTCCTAAATCCAGAGCCCGTCAAAACCGTTTCCGCTCCCTGCCCAGCCTGCCAAAAACGTTGGGTGTACCGCCGTGACTCAGCCGGCGAGAACGTCCGACAGCCAGCCCTGCAACTCACCGCACAAGGCTGTAGCTGCCAGGCCTGCCACTACACGTGGGGGCCGCAATACTTCATGCACCTCGCTGCGGTACTGGAATGTCCTCTCCCGGAAGGTGTTTTGGAGTGAACTCAATGCCTGGTGCAGACGCGGTAGGTGCTGGGAGAATGCCGATATGAGTACAGAGGCTCGACACGGAACCCCACGGCACCGGGAGATAGCCGCCGACAACACCATTCTGCGCGGTCAAGTCGGTTCGGGGCTACACGGTGTCACCACCGGAGCCGATGACCGCGACGAGATGGGTATCTGTATGGAACCGCCCGAGGCGGTGATCGGCTTGGAGAAGTTCGAGCAGTACATATTCCGCACTCAACCCGACGGCATCCGATCTGGAGCGGGTGATCTGGATCTGATTGTGTACTCGTTGCGGAAGTGGACAAAATTGGCAGCGGAAGGCAACCCTTCGGTGCTGCTTATGCTGTGGATACCCGAAGTTGAGCTCGTCACCAATACAGAGATGGGCGCCGAGTTGCAGGCATCCGCGGATCTGTTCGTGACCAAGCAGGCTGGCCGTAAATTCCTCGGTTACCTGAACTCTCAACGCGAAGGGTTGGAGGGCACCCATCACCGGCACACCAACCGGCCCGAACTGATTGCCGAGTACGGGTTCGACACCAAGTACGCGTATCACGCGCTACGCCTTGGAATCCAGGGCATAGAGCTGATGACTCAAGGCTCAATACCGTTGCCGATGACAGACGGTAATCGGCGTGAGTTGTTGAAGGTTCGTAAAGGTGAGGTGCCCCTAGAGGTGGTGAAGGCTCAGCTGAATGACATCACCGCCAATCTGGAATCCGCTATTGCTCAATCTAGCTGGCGTGATACTCCGGATTGGGGCCGGATCAATCGGTGGTTGGTGGACATGTACGCGAGGCATTGGCGGCTCCGTGGAACCTGACATGAATATGCCGAAGCAGGTACGTAAGGCGGCGACTGATGTGCAGGCGGCGTTGGATGCGGGGGAGACGGACCGTGCAAGGTACATGTTGGGGTTGTTGGTGGAGATGGTGTCGGAGCCACGGGCGCGGTGGCAGCCGTGGTCGTATTACGTTCCTCGGGTGGCTGAGGAGTTTGGCGATGGTGAGCGATGTGCCGTCTAGCTGCCGTTTTGGTGGCTAACTAGGCATCCGCAACCCTTGCGTGTGTAGTACAGATGTAATACACTATTGACATGGGAGCGGACTGGACCTACCGGGGCGACTACATCGGCAAGCGGGCAATGACGCCCGCCATGGCCGACGAAGCACTCGCCGACCCGGAGCGTGTAACGCTGGTCCCAGACCCCGCATCTAAGAGCGGCAAAGGTGTTCGGACCATCGGATACTCCACCACTGCACAACAGGTACTCACCGTCATCACGCTCGTAGAAGACGGCATCGAGTGCGGCGTCAACTGCTGGCCCGCCAACGACCGCGACAAGCGCATCTACCGAGAAGGAGGCACATCATGACCGAAAAAGATCTGGCCGCCCTCATCGAAGCTGAGGGAGAGGCCATCGAAGCCAACCCGGACGCCCCAATCACTGACGAAACCAAAGTCACTCGCGGACATCCGAAAACCCGCACACTCCAAGTCCGGCTATCCCCAGAGGAATACGAGGGACTGGAGAAGATCGCCGACGAACGCGGCCTGCCCGTATCGACCGTGGCACGCGAGCAACTGCAACACCTATTGCGTGCCTCGCAGCGTTCAGAATCGGCTTCCCGGGTGGTGTCGGCGTTCGAAGATTTCATGTCAGACATCGAGTTCCGCGTGCGTAGGGCTCCCGCTGGAATCGCTGAGGTAACGAACGCCCTGCGGGAGCAGGGAATCGCGATTGCGCCAGCGCCATTCGCGAATATGGCGCACGTGCCGTCGTCGTTCGAGGTAGTTCGTGAGGGACCTACCGAGATGAAATGACAGGCTTGTAATTCGATCGGGAATGAGTGAGAATGAAGGGGTGCTACACGTGTCTCTAAAGCACGGCTAGCCGCATCTACTTCTTCAACCCCGTCTACGCAGGTAGGCGGGGTTTTCTCATGCCCGGAGGTTCCTATGCCTCTGTCTCGTGTCCGCTGCTGCATCCCCTGTGGCCGTATCCGCTACGCCCCCTGCTCTACAGGGTGTCGAGTAGATCCCGAGAACGACCCAACAAGCTGGACAGAACAGGTGACCGTCAGTGATGTCGAAGAATCCAGGTGATGTGGTGTGGGACTGGTGCGCCGAGCTCGGTGACGATCTTTTCCACGCATGGGCGGGCATTCCCCAGCTCTTGCTTGATGCATGGCGTTGGCTGTGCTCGGAGCTATTGAATGCTCGATAGATTCTTCGCAGCACTAGCTGGTGCCATGGCCCCTCTACTCGTGGCCATGTGTGAGCGCATCGCGAACCGGAAGATCCCTGACGACACGGTTCCGAAGTTCATGGACGGCTTGCTGGATATCGCCCGCGACGGCGTTGACCGCGCCGTGGGTGTGGTGCAGACGTCCGCTGACGGTATCGCCGGTAGCGCGGAAGCTGAACTAGGCCAGCTCGGTTCGGAGATCAGGGGAGTGGTCAAAGCGGCCAACCCGATCGACATTCTCGGCAGCCTGTTCGGGCGACGCTAGAGTCCGTCCGAATCGGCGGATAATCGAAGTTGTGGACGACGACATAGGTAGGCCGCCGACGCCTACGCCGCCTAACGACGATGTGGCGCTGTTTGCGTTCTCGTCTCGAATGATCGAAGGAGTCCGCTGCTACGGCGGTTACTTGACTGAGCAGCAGATGATCACCGACATCGAGGCGTTTCTCGCTGACCACTGACGGGCTTGCCCCTGTAGCCCCCCTGTTCTACTATCGAACAGGTGTTCGAGCGATGGTCTAGCAACCCTCGCTTTCCCACGCTCAAAAAGCTGTACCGCACCGTCTATGTCGACATGTACCAAGCACTACCTGGCTGTGTCGGCGGCTTCGTGCGGAACCGCAACCTGTCCGTCAGGGCAGAGGGTTTGCGGTTGGAGGCGTGGATGCGGGGCCACCAGATCGCCTGGATACGCACCCACGATCTACACTGGATAGCAGTAGTACAGGTTGAAGCCTCCTCGGAGAACGAAATGTCGTCGGTGACGATGACGTTGTGGCTGTCGCCGAAAATGTTCCAGCTGGACAAGCCCGAGGGCTTCTACGAGCCGTACCGAAGACGGCTGTAGACACCGCGACTTACGCTGCAGCTCGGTAAAATTGAGGTATGAACGTCGGTGAGCTGATCATGCAGTTGTCCAAGCTGGACCCTAGCCTGCCGGTGGTTATGCAAATGACAGATGAACCTCCTGGTGACTACGAGGTCGGAGTAGTGTCGGCTGAGATGTACTGCCGCGAGCGGGAGTGGTCATCAAGGCCGGACCTCTGGCCGACTACCTGGCATGAACCGGAATACAGCTTCGACCGCTGCGACCCGCAGCAGCCCGTCGCCTACTTGTCGTTCGATCCTCCATGGAAGCCGACAATCGACGCCGAGATAGACCAGCCCGCCATCGAGGTGAGTCATGACTGAACCATCCCAAGCCCATATAGACCGGGCACGTGAACTCGGTCTCTCTTTCGATCCTGCTACTACATCGGATGAAGAGTTAAGCCGTGCTATCGCAACGTATGAACGGGTTTACATCGAGGCAATGACCGAGAAACGCAGTGTTGAGCCTTCGGAGCGTCGCCGCATGTTCGGTCCCACATCGATAGATGACGTACGGAATCCGGGATGAGCGCGGACTACGACGACGATCTGATCGCCAACATCGAGAACGTCATCTGGTCAGCACTGGAGCTACAAGCCGAACAAGGCATGGGGCCCTATGTTGACCGCGATATGGGCATGATCGACGCTTCAGGTGCTGGCTTGGATATGACCGCAGTGGCAGCTGCTGTCGCGGCGATATTCGTTGATAAGCAAGGCGACTGCTCATGGTGCCACAACCCGTGCGCGGTGGATGGCTGGAAGCTGCCGCTAGGAACCGCCGATTCCGCTGATACGCGGGACAATTGAGGTATGGACCTATTCCAACAAGTGTGGGGAGCCGCAACACCGATTGTTGTTGGCGACGACGAGATCCAACTCCCATCGCTGCCCGACTATTACGGCTGGCTCGTCACCCGCGAGCTGACAGGAGAGCATCCGACTTACCGGGTGGCCCTGCTGTACGTCGGCCCATTCGACAGCGACGGCACTGAATTCCGCGAAGTACGAAGCGGATTCATTGACAAGACCATGTACGGCGAAGCGGGTGTGCGCGAGCTGGCGCAGCGGTTTGCTTCCGAGCTCGATCAACCGCGCTGAATCCCTTTGGGAGGCAATCATGCTTGATGGTCAACCGTTGGGCGAGTACCCGGAACTGGGGCCGACGCACACCGCCGAGTATTTCGAGCTCCTAACACTGGCCTACTTAGCCAGGCTCATGGGATACCACATCTAGTGCCATGCCCCTCACTGCTAACCAGCTCCGCATTTTAGAAGCGTTGCAGCGGTTACGTATAGCCCGTACTGAGGGTGATCTCCATGAAGAGCTGGTTTGTACTCGCCGTATGGACTACCTGCTAGACCTTGAGCCCAAGTAGAGAAAGCCCACAGCCCATGAAACAGAGCATTGCCCGCGTCTTGCGCCGTCTAGCCGACCGATCTGATGCATACGTCGCTACGGAGCCGCATGTATGCACAGCGTATGACGAGGGCGCGTGGATCTCGCTCCGCCCACGGAGCGCAGCTGGCAGCACTTGGCATTGCCTCGACTGTGGTCGGTACTGGATCAAAGATCTACATGACGGTTGTGCGCCCCCGAGTTGGGATTGGCGACCAGTGCGCTGGTGGAACTTTAATACCCGAAGGCGCTGCCGCTAGTGCCTAACCAGCTTCTCATTGATCTTTTGGTGCGCCAGTTCTCCCGCGGCGTCCTACCACATCCCGGCGACGAGAACACCCCATCGCATCTGATCCCCCTTCCGGGATTCAGGGGTGCTGGTATGTCTGATGAGCAGACGCAGGAGATGATCGGCTCCGCGGCTAAGGAGTGGGCTGAGGCCATCGAGTCCATCATCAGCGGCGAGTTCGATTGCCTCACAAAAGCCGATGCAGCCCAACTCAGACAAGACGCTGCTGACGCGCCGGACGGTACCCGCATCATCACGGTCTATCGCCAATCCGATCACCAGCGTCAGTCGCCTTTCTGGCAGTTCACGTTGGGTAAGACCAATGACGTGATGATCCCTGACCGTCAACTAGGAAAGCTCACAGCCCATGAGTGAAGCCCGTTGCGCAGACGCCTTCTATATCCGTGCACACGCAGTCGTGCGCTGCGCACTCGAACCGCTGCATGTAGGTGTCCATGAAGGCGGTGGCCGCCGCTGGTATGCGGGACTGCCGTTCGACCGTAAGAAGGTCGCGTGATGTCCCACATAACCATCACCGTCGACGGCGACACCCTCATGGATGCTGATCCCGGCTCCTGGCGCTCCACCCCACCTGACATCGAGAGTCTGAAACTCAAGACCGGTGGACAACCTTGGGGCATAGCGTTGATGGGTGCTGTGGCCGAGGCTGCCACCCTTTCGATGGCCAACCTTCCCGCTACTGACACCACGATCGTGGTCACTACCCGTGACAACGGCTGGACCATGGATGTACAGCGCGGCTGATGCCATCCAAGGGCAACACCACTGAGCGCGGCTACGGATGGGAACACCAGAAGCTCCGCAAACAATGGGAACCACAAGTCCGCGCCGGCCACATCAACTGCCGCCGCTGCGGACAACCCATCAACCCAGACAACGACTGGGACCTAGGCCACGACGACCAAGGCATAGACCCACCACACCCCGAACACCAAGGCCGCGACTGCCCAGCCCGAGGCAACCGAGCCACCACACAACGCACCAAATGGCAAGCCACCAACAAAGCATGGCGACGCCAACCCGAACCACACCCAGCCCATGGGGGCCATCCCTCCCCCCGGGGCTAAACACCTGACCCCGCCCCATGTGGCTCGGATTTTGTACGGGTCTGGGACTTTTTCGCGGCGTCCCGGCTGGGCGCGATTGACAACCAACCTCTGAATAGCCGATATGGCGGAAAGGGGATAGCCGATATGGCTGGAGTAGGACCGGCGCCGCAGAGTAGGTCTGCGCGCAGGAACAAGGATCCCAAACCTTCTACGGTGTTGGAGTTTCGCCGCGGCGAGCAGCCGGCACTGCCTGATTCGATTGATTGGCATCCTCAGACGATTTTGTGGTGGACGCAGTGGGCCGAATGGGCAGAAGCGCTCGAGGATTCTGGCGGTGGCTTTACCGTCACCGACTGGAGCTTTCTACTGGATACCGCTTTGATGCATCACGCGATGTGGTCAAAGGGGCAGTGGACGCTGGCCGCCGAGGTTCGATTGCGGGTGGCGAAGTTCGGTGCCACGCCGGAGGATCGGGCGCGGCTGCGGATTCAGTTCGCGGATGCTGACGCCAAGGATGCTAAGCGGCCGGCGCCGAACACTTCGGCGCGAGCCCGCCGCGGTCCTCTGACTGCTGTCTAGTTGTCGGTGATCCACCATTCCGTGGAAACCCTCGGTACCTGATGAGCGTCCTACGCTCGGGTACTACGTCATTGACTGGATAACGGAGCACCTGGCGGCACCGGGCAAGCTGGACTACGAGCCGTTCACGCCGTACCTGGAGCAGGAAGACTTCATTCTGCGCTGGTACGAGATTGATCCGCAGACTGGCCGATTCCGGTACAACCGCGGTTTGTTGGGTCGGCCTCGAGGCTGGGGAAAGTCCCCGCTACTGGCGGCGCTGGCGATCGTTGAAGGTCTCGGGGATGTGGTTCCCGACGGCTGGGATTGCAACGGCCAACCAGTAGGAAAACCGTGGTCGACGATCCGAACCCCGTTGGTGCACATCGCCGCGGTGTCCGAGGAGCAGACCCGCAACACCTGGCAGCCGCTACTGGAGATGGTCCGCAACGGACCGGTGGTCGATGCGTACCCCGGCGTGGATCCGCTCGACACGGTGGTGTTCCTGCCTCGGGGTGAGATCAAGCAGATCACCACATCGGCGCGCACCACTAAGGGTGCCCCGATCGTGTTCGCGACCCTCGATCAGACCGAAGAATGGATCCCGTCAAACAACGGGCCCTCGCTGGCGCAGGCGATTCGCACGAACGCCGCCAAGAATGGCGGCCGGACCCTAGAGTCGCCCAACGCGTTCATCCCGGGACTTAACTCGGTGGCCGAACAATCCGCGGCATACGCAGCGGACATTCTCGAGGGGCGCGTTAAGCGCGCCGGCCTGCTGTATGACCACCGCGAGGCACCTGCCGATACCGACATGGCAGACGAAGAGTCCCTGATCATGGGGCTTCGCGTCGCATACGGTGACTCGTCGGCACACCCAGACGGGTGCGTGATCCATGACCCGCCTTGCCCGCCGGGACATTCCGAGCTCGACCCCCTCGTGGATCAGGTGTACGACCCGGCCTCGGATGTGCAGCAGCTGCGTGCCGATCTGCTCAACCAGATCACTCACGCTTCCGATGCCTGGGTGTCCTCGCCGGAGTGGGGTGCTTGCTATGCAGGCGACAAGGTTGTGGCTGACGGCGATGTCATCGTTCTTGGTTTTGATGGCTCCACCGGCCGCAAGAAGGGTAAAGCGGACGCAACCGCCTTGATCGGGTGCCGTGTACGAGACGGGTATTTGTTCGAGATCGGGGAGCGGTCGGTGTGGGAGCCGCCGCGGCGCGAACTGTCCCGACGGGACCGCCACAAGACCGGCGACGACACGCACTGGCAGCCACCGGTCGCTGAGGTAGATGCCACGATCCGCATGGCGTTCAAGCGCTATACCGTGGTCGGGTTCTACGCAGACCCCTCGGGGTGGACGGAACACATCGCCAAGTGGGAAGCGGCCTTTGGTGCCAAGCTACACCCCAAAGTCAAAGCCTCCGGGCAGTCCCGTATCGCGGCATGGCCGCGGGGCAAGGGTGCTGATGCGGTGGAGTCAGTGAAGTCGCTACACGCTGCGATAGAGCACGCGGAATGTACTCACGACGGATCCGCCGCGCTCACAAGACATGTGCTGAATGCCCGCCGCCGGCAGGTGCGCGCAGGGTACCTGCTCTACAAGTCGTACCCGGACTCACCGGACAAGATCGACGCCGCCTACGCCGCGGTCATGGCGTGGAAAGCGCGACTCGACGCAGTGGCCGCAGGTGTTGGCCGGCGCAAGAGACAAGTCATCGGCCAAATCAGATAGAAAGGGGCCACGTTGGCGACGCTAAGCCCCTCCGAATGGTTTGACCTACTGAACGCCAAGTTCACTGAGGTCACCCGCCCCAAATGGCAAGACCTGAGGGAACGTTCAGACCTCGCGGCCTGCAGCCGCGAACTGCAACCTCGCAACCGCCTGTTCGACACGCTGTGGTCGTACTACGTCGGTGACCCACCCCTGCCGCAGGTGGCCGACGAATACAAAGACGTATTCCGGGACGTGATGCGCAAGGCGCGCTCCAACTACGCCCCCATGAGCGTGGCCGCCATGTTGGACCGTATGGAGCTACTGGCAGTCCTGACCAAGATAGACAACGACACCAACGGCGATGACCTAGCCGCACAGATCATGGACGAGTCCGGGTTCGCGGCCATGTTCAAAGATCTCCTGGGCTACCTGTTCGCGATGGGCGAGTCCTACGGCATGGTGGTACCCGGAATATCCGTGCCAACCATGCATGCAATTGACCCGCGGCGGTGCGTGGGGATACCCGATAGCCGCAACCCGGTTCGGCTTGCCGCCGGCCTGGTCAAAGAGTACGACCCGATACAGAAAGTCGAGTACGCTCACCTGTTTGTTCCTGGCGAGAAGTGGACCATGGAACTTGACGGGACCACCTGGCGCCGGACAACCGATGCCCCGGAGCTCATCTCTGGGTTGGACGAGCTCGGTGGAATCCCGTTGGTGCGCTTCCAGAACGCGTTCGGCCTTGGCGAGTATGAGCCCCATATCGATCTCCTGGACCGAATCAACGACACCACCCTTCAGCGCATCGTCGGATTCTGGTATCAGGCACTACGTCAGCGCGCTCTCAAGGGCGACCCGGATGACGGTGAAGATGAGTATGGGGAAGACTCCGACGCCACACAGTCTGATCCAGTGGAAGACCTACGCAAGAGTCTTAAGGCCGGCCCCGGCTCTATGTGGCTTATCCCCAAGGAGTTCGATGTTTGGGAGTCTCAGCAATCCGACTTCGGCCCATTCATCAACGCCAAACGCGACGATGTCAAAGAGTTCGCCGCTGTTACCAGCACTCCGCTTCACCTGATCACCCCTGACGCAGCAGACGGGTCGGCACAGGGTGCCGGCTTGATGCGCGAATCGTCCACCGCGAAGGTACGCGACCGCCGGGCTCGGGTAGCGCCACCGCTAATGCTCATGTGGCGCATAGCCTTCGCCATGGCTGGCCAACCTGAACGCGGTGAACGAATCAAGCTGCATTGGGGTCCGATCGAATTCCGCACTCTGGCGGAGATGGGCTCTGCTTCGGCGCAGGCCGCTGACACACTCTCAATCGAGAAGCGTTGCCAAATGATTTGGCAGATGACTCCCGATGAAATCAAGGAAAACCTGGAGCAGCAGAACCTGCCTATCAGGTCTACCGAATAAAGACTTCCGCCAAAAGGCGGTCGGCCCGATATGGGCGCACACCCGAACCCGATATGGGAGGGGATTCCCTTTGCCTGCACTACCTTTTCACCCCGTTACTGGATTTCAAGCACTCGGATTCACTAAGCGTGGACGTGCGATCTGGCCCGTTATGGGCGGATCGGAAGAGCCGCAGCCTGAACCCGAAGTACCCGAAGGCGAACCTGATAGGGGTTTCCCCGACAGGACTCCAGTGGCAGAGATGACCATTGAACAGCGCGCCGCGTACTACCAGCACCACAACCGGCAAGCCGACAACAAACTGAAGGCATTCAACGGTGTCACACCGCAGGATGTCGCAGCGATGCAGACCAGAATCCAGGAACTGGAGAACGAGAAGCTGTCGGAAAGCCAACGCGCCGCACAAGAGGCCGCAAACCAGGCGGCTGCCGATGCTCGATCAGCAGCGGAAGCCGAATGGAAACCCAAACTCTTGACGGCACAGCTGAAATCAGCAGCCGGCACGGTCATCAAGGACTCTGAACAACTCACGGCGTTCATGTCCATCACCGACCCTTCCAAGTTCACTGGCGAAGACGGCCAGATCGATGAGGAGCGGGTGCGGGGATACCTCGAGCCGATATACGGGTCGAAGTTCCAGGAAAGGCAATGGGGACAGAACGGTTCGCGTCCGCCGGGTAAATCGGCGAGCGACGAAGGACTAGCTGAGGCAAAACGCCGAGGCTTCATCAAAGACTAGGAGTAGCCAATGTCGACCGACATTTCCGTTCACTCCAGCTCTTACCAGGTCGAGGACCGGTCGTGGCTCGTAGGAACACACGGCGTCGACATCACTCCTGGTATCACGCTGGACATTTCAAAGTTCACCAAGTCCACCCACTTCCCGAACGGATACATCCCGTCGGGCACAGCGCTGGGCAAGGTGACCGCTACCGGACTGTACGGTCCGTACAGCGACGCGGCTTCCGATGGAACCCAGACCTGCGTGGGTCTGCTGTTCAGCTCGGTACGTGCCATTGACCCGGTTGGTAACAACTTGGCCAAGGTGGGCGGAGCTCGTTTCATTCACGGTGCTGTCAATGCCGCCAAGCTGCCCGCCAACTCCGGTATCGACGTCAACGGCAAGGCTGACTTGCCCCTGATCGTGTGGCTGTGAGGAAGGGCTAAATCATGGCAATCGTTTTCGATGGTCCGGTCTCCCCGGATGCACTCACCACATTCATCCGCAATGTGCCGGTCGAGTCCAACCTCGCGCTGGTCAACCTGTTCCCGACCCGCTACCTGGATTCCAATCGGGTGGACTGGGCCGAGTTCGTCAAGACCAACCGCACCGCGGCCTACCGGTCGTTCGACGGCTCCATCCACGTGTCGTCCCGCGACGCCGGATCGGGTAAGTACGTTGAACTGCTGCCGTTCTCGGACTCGCTGAACAAGGGCGAGTATGAGCGCATCGCGCAGGAGATCGCCCGCCTGGGTGGTACTAACAAAGCGGCCCAGGTCAACGCTGCATACAACGACGCGGAGCGTCTTGTTGGCACGATGAACAACCGCCGCGAGCTCGCCTGGGGTGATGTCCTCACTGATGGAAAGCTCACCATCAACGAAGGTGGATTCTCCGGCGAGGCCGATTACGGTGTTCCGGCCAACCAGATTGTTTCGGCCGGCACCGCGTGGTCCAACCACGCAACGTCGACACCCTTGACGGATCTGGATGCTTGGCAGGAAGTCCGTATCGCCAACGGCTACGGCCGCGCGACCCAGATGATCCTGTCTCGCGTGGTTCAGGGGCACCTGCGCCGCAACACCGAGGTAATCAACGCCGTGCACGGCGCCGCAGCGCAGCGCACCAGCGTGACCTTGGCCGAGCTCAACACGCTGCTGGCATCCGAGGATCTGCCGGTCATCCGTCAGACCTACGACACCTCGCTGAGTGTGGAGGGAACCACCACCCGCGTTCTGGCTCAGGACCGAGTGATCATCCTGCCTGAGAACCTGGGCGATCTGGGCTTCTTCGCCTACGGCCTGTCGGCCACCGCGCTGGAGCTGGCCAAGTCCAACCTGGCAGAGATGACCTTCGGCAACGCCGCGGGCATCGTCGGTGTGGTTGAGAAGGTCGGCCCGCCCTACCGTGAGTTCACCTTCGTGGACGCGGTCGGTATGCCGATCCTGACCAACGCAGGCCTGCTGTCCGTCGCGGACGTGCTCTAGTGATTCTCACTAAGCACGTAGCCCTGTTCGACGAATCGGGCGTCCTGCAGCAGTTCGGGCCGGGGGACACCCCGCCCGAATGGGCGTGCAAGAGGATCACCAACCCCGCCGTCTGGGATCAGCCCGCAAAAGCTGCCCAGGCGGTCGATGGTCCGCCTCCGCGCGCCGGCAAGGGATCCGGTGAGGACAAATGGCGCTCCTACGCCGAGACAGTCGGTGTAGATGTGTCCGCAGCCGAGGGCCGCGATGACATCATCGCAGCCCTGCAGGAAGCCGGTGTTCCGGTCGAATGACCGCACCCATGCCTCCAGAAGGCAAGTTCGTCACCAGTGACGAGGCCATGGCCCGGTTCGAGGGAGAGTTCCCCTTGGGCCGGGTCACCTGGCTTAAGTGGCGCATATTCGATGTTGAGAACGCATTAATGGGCATGGTGCCGTCCCTGCGGAAACCGTTGGCGGACATTCAAGCCGAATCGGAAGCGGCTGGAGATGAGGGGCGCCTAGATCGGGTGGCTTCCCTGGTCATTGACAAGGTGCTGCAGCTGTACCGCAACCCTGCCGGCGTGTATCAGCATTCCCGCACGATCGATGACACCACCGAATCGCAGTCTTATTTCCGCGGCGGATCCAGCGCGGCAATAGGATTCACCGAAGATGAACTAGCCCAGGTTCGTCTGCGGCGCCGACGCCGCCCGAAGATCGGATCAATACCGATCGATCCGTGGCGGATCACATGCTGAATGACCCTCCATTCGGTGGTCAGACGGTCGCTTTGGTGACCGTTTCCCAAACGGGACAGCCCGGCTGGGGCGGCTTGAGGGCGACCACTCGTACCCCAGTCCGATTGGAAGGATGCCACTTCCGCCCATACTCGTCCTCCGAAACACCCGAGAGACAAATAGATGTCACTACCGAGGTTTGGAAGCTAACCGCGCCCCCGGAGGCTGCAGCTCTAGCCGTCAAGGCGAGCGGTCAACTCATATATGACGGGACTGATCACCCGGAACTGATCGATCTCGATTCCGAGTTTGGCAAGTCTTCGACCTTCCAGATCTACGGACAGATCATGCCGAGGTACGACGCTGACAAGGCGGTCCACCACGTGACGGTCTTCTGCAAGCGGCAGGTCGGATAGTGGCCAATCCGTACTCCCGATTCGGCATGTCGGACAGTGACTTCGAAAAAGCGCTCAAGGGGTCGGTAGAGGTCGATGCTGGTATCGACAAGTTCATGAAAGAAGAAGGCATTCCCTACGGGCGCAGCGTCTCCCCGGTAGATACCGGAGGGTTTGCCGCGTCGTGGAAGGTCATGAAGAAGGCCAAGAACGGCAGGGGTTTATTCGGGCCAACTGCCTGGTATTCACACTTTGTTGAGTTTGGCACAGGGCCGGATAAGAAGCAGTCCCGCGGTAAGAAGGGCAAGCGGGACAAGAAAGGCCGCCGTCCAGTTGAGGTGGCGGAAGGGCAGTTTCGGCTCGTCGGGCCCAACACCCCAACCAAGGCGTCGGCCCCGGTGCAGAAGACCGCGGAGCACTTTGGTGGCAGCCTCAAGGGCGGCATTGAGGCGGACACTGAATGACCGATCCGTTGCTGTATGACCAGGACCCGCCCGATGAAGAGGACTTCATCGTGTGCTGGATGGCTCCAGTGTTGACCTCGGCGGTTGAGCGCAAGCTCGATGACCCGTTGCCATTTTGTGAGGTGACTGGGGTGTCGGGGGATGACAACCCCGATGCTGGCACTTCTGATCCGGTGGTGCAGCTTGACTTCTACGGGTTGGGCGCCGAGGCTGCGAAAGCTGCTGCCAAGCAAGGGCATCGCCGCATGAACCTGTTGTTCCGCACCTGCGCGACCGTGACCATGTCCGATGGTGCCTTGGCTAGCCCCGACTTCGGTACCTGTCTCATCCGGCCCTTTCGGATGCCTTTCGAGCACGACCAAATCGTGCGTTACACGGCCCGCTATCAGTTGGGCCTCTCCTACGTCACCGTCACCTGACGGTGCGCGGCCCGAGCCGCACCCAGCCCATGTCCATGCCGGAATGCCTTCCGGTTCATTCCCGTATCCGAAAGGAGCGTCACTATGACGCGACCCTCAACCGGCACGACTCCCGATGCTGGTGGCTACACCACTGTTGACAACCGATTTCAGGGCGGTCACCGTACCGGTCTGATCGCTGTGGCGTTCCGTGATGCCCGCGGTGCCGCGACTGACATTTCCCCACATAACCCTGATGGATCGGTGCGGTGGAACCCCCTTGCCACCGACGGCCAGCTGCGCGCGGATCTGTTCGCGCAGAAGCGGGTCGACGGCGCTTGGGTCAACAACTCAGACCCTAATGAAGGATTCCACCTTGCCGGCGCGTTCGGTGAAGGTAATGGCCCTTCCACGAAGCCGAAGATCGACACAGATGACCAGATGATCGAGCAGAGCAACTGGCCTTTCGAGTCGGATATCACCAAGCAGGACGAGCCGTTTACCTTCGGTGCGCTGCAAAACCTGTTCCCGGCGATCATGCGGCTGCGCAACAACCTGCCGTTGGCAGATGCGAATGGCAACTCACTGGTTGAGCTTCCCGGTGGTGTGGATGCGGGCTGGTCGCAGCCCTTGGAGGTGGCGAAGATTCCGCGCCAGTTCCTGCTGTACGGCATCCGCAAGCGCGGCGCCCTGTACACCTACGAGGTTGAGGCATACGACTTCGCCACCCTGACCGATATCGGTGAGCGGCAGATGGGCAAGAAGGGCAAGGTCGCTGACCTGACATTCAAGCCCGAACCCTCGGGTTACTTCATGGCCATGGTGGACGGCAAGTACATCCCGATCATCCGCCACACCTTCGTCGGTGGAACCGCGTGGGCCGAGACCGGCCAGGGCCCAGTGTCGCAGTACACCGTGTCTTTGGGTGCAGCCTCGGCGGGAACGTTCACGCTGTCCTATGGCGGAAACACCACCGCGACAATCGTCTACAACCCTGCAAGCTCTGCGGTCAAGTCGGCACTTGTCGCACTCGACGACGGCTTTGGTTCCTCGGCGTGGACCGTCACCGGCACTGCACCGACCTTCACCGTCACGGTTCCCGACCCGAACAAGGCGCTGACTGGCGACGGAAGCGGATTGACCGGCGGCACCTTCGCGGTCACCCCCGTCACTCCGTAGCAAGACCTCATCTGGCGGGCGTATGGGCTGCGCCCGCCAGATGAGCTCCACCTCAGCCCAACAGCCCGAAAGGCCCACCATGTCTGACACTTCCGACGTTCTCGCCAACAACCCTGTCAAACCTGAAGAAGCCGCGGCACAGGCCGCCGAATATTTGGGTGTTATGCGGGGAGTCCGTTTCGATCTCGATGGCGACCAGTGGGAACTGCCCAACCCGGCGTTCCTGAAGCCCGACCAGCGAGCTCGCTACAAAGACCACCAGAAGTACATGAAGACCATGGACAAGGAGTCTGTGCCGCACCCGATTATCGACGGAAAGATGGTCGATCAGTACATCTACCCGTACGAGAAAGACGGGAAGATCGTTGACGAGGACGAGCTGTTGTGCAAGGCGCTCATGGGCGAAGACGTGTACAAGAAGTTCATTGCCGCCGGCGGTGCTCCGGGACAGATTCAGGTCCACTGGAATGTGATGAACCGGCAACTTGCCAAGAGGATGGCAGAAGACTCCAAAAGTTCTTGACGCAATAGCCATCTGGTGCCGTTATCCCGATGAGATTGAAGCGGATTTCGAGCACACCTATCCGCGTCTGGACTTGGGGTGGTGGCATCGCGGTGAACGCGATGAGCACGGCTGCCTGAAACTCTCATCCCGAAAGTTCCTCAACCTCATATATCGGCTCCCCGAACTGTCTGAGTTCAAAACCAATGCCGCACCGCCGTTCGGACGCAATGGGGATTGGCCTGAACTCACCCAGATCACAGCCAAGATGCACAACGAGATCGCCAAGTATGTCGCCTCCAGGTTCTCCACTGAGGAGCACCCATGCGAATACACGGTTCTGAATTCCCCACTTGAGCGGGCAGAACTCGCCGCCGAAGCGGCGGCACAAGAGCAATACCAAGATGAGGAATACGACAAGCTCCTGCAAGGCGTGTTCAAATGAAAGGTGGTGTGAGAATTGGGAATTCCGCTCCCGGTAACCGCAGTACCTGATGAACGCTCGTTCAAATCGGCCGGAGACCGGGCGGAACGCGCGATGGCCGAGGCTGGCCGCAACGCCGGTAAGTCGTTCTCTGATGCAATCAGCGGCGCTGGTAAAGACGCCGAAGGTGTTCTAAAGAAGTTCGGCGACAAAGCCTCTGACGCGTACGACAAGGCCCGGGATGCTGCGGGCAAGCTGCGCGCTGAGCAGGAGAAGCTTGATAATCTGCAAAGGAGCGGTGCTGGCAACCAGAAGTTAATCGCTCAATCCGAGGCGGTGGAGAAGGCCCGCCGCGCTGAGGCCCGCGCTATCCGCAACGTCAAAGACGCCTTGGTTGACTACTACCAAGAAGCAGATAAGCACGAAAATGGTCGAGGCGCAGCACAAGCCATTGTCCAAGGTCTGACCGACGGACTTGGCGGAGGAAAGCTCAGCTCCATCGGTAGCGCGGGCGCTGGTGATGTGGTTTCCGGTCTCATGTCCGGTACCGGCGAGGCCCGAGTTGCCGGCGTCGCCCTCGGGGCAGCAGCGGGAGCTGGCGTTGCTACCGCCATCGTAGCGGCGATGTCCGGGGTGATTACAGCCATCGGAGATGGCATGGCATCACTGCGCATCAAGGACCTGATGCAGACCCGGATGGGTATTGACGATGCCACGATGCACCGTGTTGGCGACGCTGCGGGGCGTGCCTACGCCGCCGGGTTTGGCGAATCCATACAGGACAACCTGAAGGCCATCCAGTTCGGTATGCAGGGCGGACTGATCGGACAGGATGCTTCGGAAGCCGATATCGCTAAGTACGCCGAGCGGATACAGACCACATCGCAAGTGATGGATGAGGACCCCAAGTCTGTTGCCAAGGGTGCCCGCAACCTCATCCGCACCGGACTTGTCAAGGACTACACCCAAGCCCTCGATCTGCTGACCGTCGCCCAACAGAAGGGGTTAAACCTATCCGAGGACCTTCTCGACACCGCTGAAGAATACGGAACCGCCTGGCACGGAGTGGGACTGTCAGCGCAGGACGCATTCGGCCTGATGAAGCAGATGTCCGACGCGGGTATCCGAAACACCGACGTAGCCGCAGATTCCATCAAGGAACTGTCCATCAACGTCTCAGACGGCTCGAAGTTGACCAAACAAGCTTTCACGGCACTTGGTTTGGACGCCGAGGATATGAAACGACGCTTCGCCGAGGGCGGACCAGCTGCCCGTGAAGCTCTGGGTGCGGTTATTCAGGCCTTGCAAGATGTCCAGGACCCATTGGACAAGAACAACATCGGACTGGCCTTGTTCAAGACGAAGTGGGAGGACGCCAAGACCGCGATCTCCGCTGCCGATCTCAAGACCGCAGCTGGCCAGATGGGGGATATCGCAGGGGAGACGGACAAGGCGACCAACAAGCTGAACCAGCACACCGACGCCTGGGATCGGCTCGGTCGCACCGCGGGCGGAGTCTTGACGAAAATTGAGGAGGCGTTGGCCAAGTCGCCGATGGGCTACTTCTTCACCACGACACTGCCTAACTCAATCAGTGACTGGATTAACGGACCCGGCGGACAACAAACAGGTACTGCAAACCCGGATGCGAATCGTGCGCCCGCGCAACTGAACAACCCCGCACTTCCGGGATCATTTCAGCCCCCAAACACCGGCGTAAATGTCGGCAATGACCCAACCGGCCTCGGTCTCGGGAACTTGGTCAACCCTAATCCTGGTACGCCTCCGCCTCCTGGATCACCCTTGGCCCCGAAAGTCAACGCCCCCGCCGCACCTGGACTGCAGCACGGCCAACAGAGCCACATGCCTTCAGCCGATGAGGAGAAGGAGAAAGCGGGCAAGTTCAACGCCCCCGAGTCTGCGTGGTCGCTCCAGAGCATCCCGCTGGGCAAATTCCCTGGAGAAGAAGGAATTTCCGGCCCGCCCGTATCCAAGGCTCAGGGGGCTCCCGGACAGGTCATGTGGGGAACCGGTGGAGACCCGTACGGCAAAGCCGGATACGGCTACTACCAAGTCGATCAGGGTCGCGTCTTTGATGCCGAGTCCAGTCGCATGAGTGCACAAACCAGCCTGCAGAACGCGCGATTCCACTTCCTTGAGGTCCAAGCAAAAGCAGATGCAAGCGAGCAGGAAAAGTACAATGCCCGCGCACAGCTCGTCCAGGCTGGTCGCGCCCTGCAATCCGCTGAAGCCAAACTCGCTGAGGCGCAAGAGGGCACCTGGAAGAAGATGGAATCCACCGCCAAGGGGTTCAGCTCCGGCATGGATCAGATTGGTGCCGCACTCGATAAGGACTTCGGACTCTCCAAGGGGCTCCCAGGTCTGGCGGAGAATCTAACCAAGTTCCTCGCAAACATCGCCGCTGCGCCCCTACTGGGCCAGTTGAGCGCGATCTCACAAGCCAACCCTTCCAAGGGCGGATACGGGGCAATGGGGATCCTCGGTGCACAAGGCGCTTTCGGACCCCAATACACCGGACTCCCCTCAGCAGCGACATACGCGCCGCAAGGCATAGGTCCGGCGGCGCTACAGGGGGCCGGATTAAACCCGAACCTCGCAGCTATGTACAACCTCGCTGCCCGCGGCGGCAAATATGCGCCCGCATCAGATCTCGAAAATGGATTGGCTGATTGCTCGGGCTCCATATCGGACCTGGTCGAGGTTTTGCAGAGTGGAAAATCGTCTCCTGCGCGCCTGTTCGACACCACTGCCTTTGCGACGGATGCCGGAGCCGCGAAGTTTGGGTTCCTACCGGGATATCAGCCCGGTGCATTTAATGTCGGGGTTACCCCACTGCCGGGGCAGCAGGGGCATATGGCTGCAACGCTTCCGAATGGCATGAACTTCGAATCCGGTGGCGGCCATGGCCCTATGCTGGGTGGCTCCGCGGCGGGAGCTCTCGACAAGCAGTTCAGTAAGCAGTACTACCTGCCTGTAGGTTCCGGAGCGACGACGGTACCGTCCCCGCCTCCGCCTAGTCCTTCTCCGGTCCCTGCGTACGCTCCGCTTCCTGATGCGGCACTCAATAACCCAGGCTTGACCAATCCGACTCCAAACCGATACATGGGCATGGGTGGTGGCGGCGGAATGACAGGCCCGGCCCAGGGTTTGAGGCCTTCTGGACAGCAGTATGGCGGCGTTGAGCCAGCCTCCGGATATGGAAAGGGCGGGGTCGGCATCACGCCCGGCGGCACCATTGACACCGCGATCGGTGTTGCCGCAAGCGGTTTGGATCTATTGGCCCCCGGCGCTGGGCAGGCCGCCCAGACGGGCATGAAGCTAGCCAACCGTGCCATCCAGTACGGAGGCCAGGTCGCCGGCATTGCCACCCAAGGCCTCATGGACACGTTCTTGCCCACGGGTGGCTCCGAGCTCGCCAACAAGTCGTGGGTGACCAAGATTCTCGGCGGTATCGCGGGGGCTGCGCCGGCACTACCGAACATGGCAGGAAAAGCCACCGCCGAGAAGAACCCCCAGCAAGGCAATCAGGGCCAGCAGCCAGGACAGGTAAACAACACGACGAACATCAACGTCACCAACCAGCGGGCCACCGAAGACGGCACGGGCCGTGACATCGCCGCCGCCCAAATGGCACAGAACCAGCCCCCGGCGATGCGATGACGATCCACTATCCTGCCGGTCCTGTTGTGCCACAGGGCTGGTACCACATTGTCAAGGGCGACCAGCCCATGATGCGTTTGACTGCCTTCGATGGTTCGGTCGAGTTCTACCTTATGGGCGGGCACTCGTTCCCGGACCGCTTCACGGCGCCCGAATGCGTGCTGGTTCAGCGTGACGGCATCACCGGCCTGATTCCGCCGTGGAAGCACATCACCCAGAAGGGCGCCACCCAAGACGGTGTCACGCACCTGGATGCACTGCTGGACCCCATCGAGGTGCAACTGACGCTGGATTGCCGCGGCCGAGACCCCAAGCACACCCGCAGGGTCTACCGACATCTCGTCGATTCCATCGATGCCATCCGGCAGTCAAAGCTGGACTTCCTCGATCACGAGGCTGGCCACTGGTGGGCGGATGTGCGTTGGTTCCAGGGTGCACCGAGAGATTCGGTCACCGGCTCGCAGAAGAACACGCAGCGCATCACCCTACGCCTACAGGCTGACACGGGCTGCTGGAAAACCTACGACCACTCCGATGCGTTCGTCTTCCTATACGAGGCGATGACCGACACCTTCAACGTCGATCACCGCTCCACACAGGACTTGGGCGACATCCCGCAGTGGTACGAAGGCGACGGGGGAGGGTACTGCACCTCCAACGGCGATCAGATGATCTGGGTTGATGACCCTGATGACCTGACCACCACTGAAGCGCGTCAGGTGATCAACGGGCCCTGGCCGGACTTCAACACCATTACCGATAACCAGGTCATAGCCCAAGTCCACGGGTCGTTCCAGGAATGGTCCTTGCCGTACTCGGCCCGCAACATTCTTGGCGGCAGGATGGGCCGCAACCCTGACGGAAGCTGGGACGGCTCAGGGGTGTTCGTGGAGTACGGGTTCGGTGTGCTGCGCCTGTACTACATGGTCGACTTCGTCGAAACCACGATGCGTAACCAGCCGTTCTCCATGCTCATCCCACCCCTACCGGGGGAGAAGATGACCCTCGTCTGCGGATATGAAGGCAACAAGCGCATGTTCAAAGTCTTGCGCAACGGCCTGGAAATCCTGTCCCACACCGAAGCCGGCACCGGCTCACCCATGGGTGCAGACAACCGCGGTATCGGGAACGGCATGTACGCCGGGGGAGCTCTATTGACTCAGGCCACCCCCGCGGCGATCCGCAAGATCGCAGCCGGCGACAACTCCGAGGTCTCACAAGAGGGATTTTTGCAGCGGGTGAACATCGGTGATCAGCCGATGTACGACGACTACACCCTGTTTGGTCCGGGGATCTTCAAGATCTACGACGGTCCCGGCTCGGATGAGTTCGTGGAGTTCGGGCCTCTGTTGCCGAACCAAATCGTGTTCCTGCGCACCGACCCCCGTGTCAACACCACCCTGGTGCAGGACTTGACCGCGGTCCCGCCAACCCCGCAAGAGCTGGACGTGTTCCAGGACGCTATCTCCAAGTTCCTGTCCTTTGCGGGCATGAACAACTCAGCGTTCGGTGATCAGATCAAGTCGTTCTTCGGCATCCGCCCTCCCCAAGGGAATCTGTACAAGTACCTCAAGGGCCGGTTCTCCCAGAATTCGGCGATCCCGCCGAAGTCCCCAGGCGAGGATGCGAAACCGTACTTCGTCAAAGTTGCGATCGACAACGGCAACGCCGACTCGAAGATCATCGCTTCTGGAACGCCGTTGCGGAGATACCCGCTCTAAATGGCAATCACGTTGCACCCCTGCGAACCAGGGGCTAGCTAGTCATGCCCGAAACAGACATGGACCGCTGGAAGGCGGCCATCCAGTCCGGTGATATCACCCGCATCGCCACGACGGCTCGGGCGCTGACGGAGAAGAAGTCGAAGGTAGACACAGAGTTCCGGTTCACGGTCTGCGACAAGTTCTGGACGCCAATGGGGTCCATCGGCAACGACCTTATAAGCGGATACGGCACGAACCCGAGGAACGACTGCCCGGTGGGACAGCTGGTACTCAAAGGAAACTCCCCACTCATCCCGCTGTTCATGGACTGCAAAAACACCATGGTCGGCGTCGAGGTAGAGGCCGGGGGAGAACGCCACAACTTCTACGTCAACACCCACCGCTACAAGTACGAAAAGGGTGCGCTCACCGGAAACGTTGAGCTCCGGGGTATCTGGGACATCCTGAACTACTACGTGATCTGGCCATCGTGGTGGCTCCCCATACAGGCCCAGCCGTTTTCACACGCGATTTTCATTTGGGCGCTGCAGACCTGCGTGGAGAACATGGTCGCCGAATGCGCTATCCGTTTGCAGTCGGGCTGGATGGAAGCAATCAACAACGGGCTCTCGCTGAATCCCGATATTCGGGCCTGGTTCGGCACCGTCATGCAGGCTCTGAAGAACGATGGGTTGTCGCCCGAAACATTCGCGCGGATGCTACGCACCCCAACGTATGTGAAGCGCACCAATCCGTTCCTGGACACGTCCCCGTTGTGCGCCAAGACCGTTCGCATGGAGACCGTCGGCACGGTCATCAAGGATGTCACCAAAGCCTACGGCGTCGACACCCGCATGGACTTATGGCGTCCAGGCGACCCACAACCGGATCAGTGGATCAAGCTCGACCAGCCAACGTACGTGTTCTCCACCGCCGACCGCAGCCAAATCGAGGGCCCCACTAAAACTGTTCTGGACTCCGTCCTGCGGACAGTGGTGGACCTGGGCGGATCGCTCGGCGGGATCTTCTCTCCGGTCATGAAGCAAGTCCCCGGCATGGACGGAGTGTTCTACTCGCCTCTGCTGGGTGTGAACTTTGAGCAGCCCTACGCCTATGTCGTTGCTCCAGAGCCGGGTGAGGACTCGAGCATTCTCACCTACGAGATTGCAGACCACACCCCCTTGGGTTGGCAGCACATCATCGGTGGCCGTAGCCCGAAGTGGTTGAACGACTTGATGAACGCCACGTTCGCGTGGTTGATCGACTCTCTGATGATCGTGGTCGGGTTCTCCGGAATCCCCTCAGATCTGCTATCTGGATTCCTGAACAACAGCTTCCTGGCGTTCCAGCTGATGCAGCACTACGACCGACGCGATCAGGTGGGCCCTTATCACCCGGCCATCGAGCGGTTCTATCCCACCGCTTCGGCGCCGTACAACATCGAGACGGTATTCGCGTTCATCAACGCCCTGTTCGATTCTCAGGGCTACACCACCGCCCAAGTCACGTTCCGCAACGGCGACCAATACGCCCTGGGGAGAGACATTTTCAAGGGCGGCTTGATGTCAGTGGTGTACCACGGCCGCACCAAGATGATCACCGACTACATCGAAAGCACCATGTGGCGCATCACCCCAGATGAGCGCACGGTCATGGTCCAGCTCGGTGACGGCCGCCGTGATGAAGCACCCCTAGGAAAGATTCAGCGGTTCCTGACCGGCGTCTTTGAAGCGCTAAACGTCGTCACCCTCGCGCCACAGTCCTAACTCCTGCCCGCTTCGCGCGGCGTCTCTCGTTTCCCAATCCCGATTGGAGACAACATGTCTTGGCCTACAACCCCGGATGGGCAGCGGTATCTCTTTGAAGGCATCATCGAGATGCCAGTCAGCCCCGAAACCGGCGCCGCGATGCTGCTGCTACGCCCTCAGGGCGGAATGGGTGTAGGCATCCCTGCCATCGCGCAGGGTGATCCCGGTGTCCACGCAGAGCTGGACACGGCAATCAACTTCACCGCTCTTGAACCCGGTGACGCAACGCCAGATTCCGCATCGTTCACGCTAATCACCCCGCCCACGACCAGCACCCCTGGTAAGTGGAAGCTGAACCTGGCCCTACATAAGGGTCAGAAGGGTGACAACGGCGAAACGGTCTGGGATCCAACGGACCTGTCCGGCACTCCAGTAGCAGGGCAGATCCCCGCGGTCACATCGGCTGGCACCGGTTTTGAGCTGGTCGCGCAGAAGATCCCCGAGGTCTTCTATCCGGGCACAATCAACAACACCCCCTCGGGTAACCCGAACTACACGCTGGCCCAGATTTCCATCCCCGCGCGCCCGTACGCGCGCAGGGTCCGTGCCGGTGGTTTCACGGTGGTCACTGGTGAAGCCGCGGATGTGCGAGTCAACCTCCTGGCACGCCTGAACGGTGAAAGTGGCGGCAACATCGTCGGCCGCTGTGTCGGTATCGCACAGACAGAGCGGCTGCCGATGGATCCGGGGAAGCCGATCGAATCGGGCACCGCATCGGACTCCTACAACCAGATCGCCGCTAACGCATCCGCCACGGTGTACATCCGGTGCGAACGCCAAGCCGGCACCAGCACCTACACAACTTCCGCGTCCAGTTCGCAGTTTTGGGCTGAGGTTCTGCCGCTGTGACATCGGGTATTCCCGAATGGGCGCAGGCGATCCCGTCTGCCCCAGTCCATCAGGAGCAGCCCAATGAGCTGACACGGCCGTTCACGGCGCAGCAGCTCATTGAGTTCGGTGAACAGCTCATTGAGCAGTTTATTCGCCGTGTCGTACTCGCTGTGGCTGGATCTTTCATTCCAGGGGTGAGCTCGTTTGAGCAGCTGCAGGAATGGGCTGAAGAGCTACCCATTGTTGGCGACATCATCCGCGTCATTAATGATGTCTTTGGGGGCATCTTCGGTGGCATCGACTTCACTGATCCGCCTACCCCGGAAGAGATTTGGAAGCTGGTCGTAGAGGACTTTCTCGGCGGCCTCGTTGGGGGTCTTGGAGCGTTCTTTAACGGCATCATTCCGGTGTCTTGGATCGCGGATGTGATTGATGACCTGACGCGCGGCGCAGGTCAATTCTTGGGCCTGGACAGCATCTCGGACAATCCGTTCCTGCATCTGGATCCGGGCACCCCGGGTAAGGATTCGGGCGGCTCAGCCAAGATGACCGCCAACGGTACTTGGCAATCGGTGCGCGGCGAGATTTTCGACGTAGTGCCCGGAAATGTGGTGAAACTGCCTGCGGCGACTAAATGGTCCGGCGTGGCGGCAACACCCGGCAGCAACCCGATCAAGGTTGGATTTGCGACTTGGGACGCCGCCGGAAATGCACTGCCTGATGTCATCGCCGGGCAGGTTCAGCCTTCTATTGCAACGGTGCCTTGGCAAGTCTTGCCTACTACGGATTGGGTTGTGCCTGAGGGGGTTGCGCGTGCCGCGACAATGGTGACGCTAGATGTCGGGGCGCTGTCCGGCGATGTGTGGTTCTCGAATCTGTCGAGCTACAAGTCAAACAAGATGGCGCCGAACATCATTGAGAGCCTGGTCGAGGGCGGGCAGGATTTCGCCGAGGATGTGCAGAAGACCTGGGACAACTTCTGGAACGCCGTCTTCGGGGGAAATGAAACCGGGAAAACGCCCGAGGATGTTAAGACAGCTGCAACTCACGTTACCTCTGTAGCGAGTGATGCCAATGCGGCGGCACAGTTCGCGTCGTCGATGGTGATCCGGCCGCGCCGCAGCCCACGGTGGGTTTCCACCGGCACCCACGATGACGTGTCATTCGCGATTGCCATGGCACAAACCATGTTCACCCCGGCGCTCGGGGACATTACCTATATCCCGATCACCCCGGACACAGACCGAGTCTACAAGGCGCTCAAATTCGGTCTGGTCGGCAATTCGATGACCAACCTATACGTCGGTGTGTACAAGATCGAGTACGACGGAACACTCACTCGCACTGTCGATTTAGGCGATAAGAAGTCCGCACTGACAGCATCGAAAGTGCAGACTTTCGCCATTCCCGGCGGGGTGTCGGTCGGGCGCGGTGAAACGGTGTTCATCGCGGTACGGCAGGTTGGCGGCACGGCCGGGCAGATGTTCACCACGCCGTCGCTGCTACAAGTGACTGAGGTCGTGCAGCCCGTCCCCACCTACATCACCGAGAAGAACAACACCGGCACAGGATTGCCCGCCACCATCTCAGGGGCCATCGTGCGGTCTGAGTCCGCGCCCGCCTGGGGTGCACTCGGGGAGACCTTGTTGGATTCGCCGTGGACGGACTACACCGCGCCGGGCTGGTACACCTACCTATTCGGGCCCGATTCACGGTACGTCTACATCGCCGGATCCAGCGCTGGCGGCGGCGGTGGTGGCGGCGACGGCGGCTGGAACAAACCAGGGGAGGGCGGTCGCCGTGGCAGCTGGGCTGCACTAAGTCTGGAGCGCGGTGTAGGTATCCCTTGGGACGTCCCCGGTCTCGACATCTACGTTCCAGCCCCGGGTGCCGGATCGCCAAGCCGGGAAACCAACGGTAACCCAGGCGAAGCACTGATCGTCCGGCTGTCCACCGCGCCGGGCACTGTCCTGCTGAACATTCCGGGCGGTGCAGGCGGAAGACTAGCCTATGGCGGATTCTTCAACCGCGACCCCATCGGCCAAGCGCAAACAAATTACCCCTTCTTCGGGCGACTGTTCATTGGCGGCCTGGCTGCAGCGCAGGACACGAACGGCAACAGCCCAGGCGGCGGCGGTGGTGGCGGTGACGGCGGCGTGGGCGGAAACGCCAACGCTGGACGCCCGGGCGGTGCCGGGTTCTGTGCGATAAGGACGGCATGACGTGACAAATCCGATGCCGACACGCACGGGCGGAAAGTGGTACGGCCGGTTCCGCATCACCCCTGCTGGCGTTCCGTCCCGGGCCGCAGTCGGTACCCCGACAATCACGACGGGAGCGCTGACCATCCGACCCACGGGTGTCCCGTCCCGTGCCGCGGCTGGCACCCCGACAATCACATGGCCCCAAGACATTCGACCGACTAGCGTGCCCTCGCGCGCAGCCCTCGGAACACCAAGCCTTGTGCAGAACATCATCCCCGCGGGCGTGCCGTCCCGTGCCGCGGTCGGCACGCCGACCGTCACCGTCGGACCGGTCACTATCAGACCGTCGGGTGTCACCTCCCGCGTCGGGGTCGGCACGCCGAGTGTTGGGCAGGTCGTCAAACCTACCGGGGTCCAGTCGCGCGTCGCGGTCGGTACCCCGAGCCTGGCGCAGGTCATCAAACCTGCCGCCGTCACCTCACGTGCCGCAGTCGGTATCCCGACGCTGATACCGGGCCCGGTCGCCATTGCACCCACGAGCGTTGCCTCCCGGGTGGCTGTCGGTACCCCGACGCTCTCTCAGCCCGCCTCGGTCAACTACAACACCCAAGGCGTGGGCACCGAGACAACCAGCTCGCCGACCACCTGCACGATCTCCCCGAACACTGGCGACGACGTCCTGGCGTTCTACTCGCTGGGCTCCGGTGCGGTCTCGTCCATGACCTACGGCGCAGGCAATCTACCGATGACGTGCGTGGGCCAGGCTCTTTCGAACGGCGTGCTAATTGCGGCCTACCTCATCAGGAATGTTGCCTCCGGCAGCGCGACGATCAACATCAACAAGACAGGCTCGAGTTGGGGTCAGGCCGTCGCGGTCTCCTACGCCGGCTCGCAGGGATATCGGCCCGCAAAATCCGCGGTCGGTAATGGTACGTCGTTCTCCATGCCGGTTACCGTGCCGCTCAACGGGCGAACCGTGCACGCGTTCACCCCCGGGCAGAACAGCACCACCCTGTCGTCTCTCACTGGCGGCACGAGCCGATATCTCGACAACGTGGGCTTCCTGACCCAGTCGGTGCGCGACGCCGACGCGGCCACAACATTCGGCGGCTCACTCAGCGCGACTCGCGACTGGGCGGCACTCGGCGTTCCCTTGTGCGCAGTGGCACCTACGGGCCCGATACCCAAGTACAGCACCGGGACGGACGCCGAAGGGATCAATGGCACCAAGACGCTCGATGTCTATGCCGAAGTGGGGGACTACGTCTATTGCGTGGTCGGTCAGGCCGGGCCAGGAGATCCGTCAGCGGTTACATGTGCAGGCACTGCGATGACTTTGATCGACACCGTGTCATGGACCCATCCGAATACGAGCGGCGGGTTCCTCAAGATCTACCGCAGCGCAGCGGCGATGGTATCGGCGGGCGCGAAAACCGTGTCAGTGACAGCGACGGGCGGAAACTGGTGGCGCGCATATGGGTTGGCCATATCTGGCGTTAGCTCGCCATCGGGCACATTGACCAAGACTGCAGCGACCGCATCGCAGCCCATCCAGTCCGTCACTTGTTCAGCCGACCAGCTGATTGTGCAGATATTCATCACCAGCGCAGCCCCGACCGGCACTACAGGCGGCGCCGCACTATGGCTCACCCCATCTGGCGGCCAAATCTTCATGGTCGTGAATATCGCTGATGAGTCATCAACATTCACCATCGCCAACCCGTCCGTGAACTGGGGCGCCGCAGCCCTCGTCTTGAGTTGACACAACCAGAAAGGCAACCATCAAATGGCGAATATCATGTACGACAAGGCATATGAGGCATTCGCAAATGCCCAAATCAACTGGCCTTCCGACACCATCAAAGCCGTTTTGGTGGATACCGGCACCTACACGCTAAATGCGGCCACCCACGAATTCCTGTCGGACATCCCCAGCGGTGCGCGTATCGCCACCTCGGCGGCACTGACCGGGAAGTCGAATGTCCTCGGTGTGCTCGACGCCGCGGACGCATCGTGGCCCGCAGTCACCGGACTCAGCGGTGAGGCGGTCGTGATCATTAAGGACACCGGCACTGCTGGCACATCGCGGTTGATCTTCTACTTAGACACGGCTACAGGGCTCCCCGTGACTCCCAACGGCGGCGACATCAACATCGTCTGGGACAACGGCGCCAACAAGATTGGTCGACTCTAGGCAGTCCCGTGTAACTCTCACATCCTTGTAGGGCCTCGCTAGTGCGGGGTCTTTTTTAATGCCCGAAAGAGGTCGAATGTTCTCTCAACTACTGAAGTGTCGGCGAAAGGCAATGTGCGCATGAGGGTCCCACGGATGGCGTCCTGGGGAAATTCCCACGGCCCTTACTGGGACCCGGGTCCGCTACGGCCAGTCGCGGAATCCCTCGCGCAGCTACTTGAGGCGATGGGGGTTGACGACGATGACCTACCGGAAATCGTGCCCGATCCTCCCGTATTCAATTCGGATGACGAGGCGGCCGCGTGGGTATCGAAACACTTCCCCAAGGTGGCCGAGAAGCTCGCGGGGCTGTCGTGAAGAGCCCCATGTTCTCTCAACTACTGCGATACCCCGCCTTCTACGCCGCTGTAGCGGTGGCGGGGTTCGGGACCGGTGTGTGGCTCCGGTCCCGGCGACGCAAGGTGTTTGACCCGAGAGTGGGAGATATCTGATGCGTAAACGCATTGAACAGTGGTTGGCCGCGATCTGGTGGTCGTACTGATGGCCGTCCTACGCGCGAATGTTGAGTTCGCGAAGCGGATCTTCCAGGACCGCGTCGGAAACGACTACGTCTACGGCGGCAACTGGAATCCGTTCAACCTCAAGGTCGGGACGGACTGCTCCGGTCTGGTCATTGACATCTGCGACGCTGTGCGCAATGGGACCGCGATGGCCTGGACTCGGCATGGGATGTCCACGGAGAGCTGGCGTCCGATCGAGGTAGGTCAGACCGGAACGATCTTCAACACCATTTGTGTGGCGTCGCCGAATGATTTCCCGGCTGACGCTGCGGTGAAGATCGCCATCCACCACGGCCCCGGCGGTGGGGCGAACAGCCACATGTGGTGTGAGGTTGAGGGAATCCGCATGGAGTCCAACGGCTCCGATGGATGTGTGACCGGAAATCGCGCACGGTCCGTGTATGACACGAGCTACGCGAACGACTGGCACTATCTGCCCGGTCCAATTACTGGCCAGGTGGGTGCCGATCCCGCAGGCGTGCTGGCACGCGCCACCGGACTGAGTGCCCCCAGAGCCGCAGAGATCCTGCCCGCGGTGTCGGACGGGCTCAAGGCCAGCCAGTGCACGAACGTCAATCGGATTGCGATGTGGCTGGCGCAGGTGGGCCACGAATCGGGGTCGTTCGTCTACACCGAAGAGATTGCCTCCGGTGCTGCATACGAGGGGCGCTCCGATCTGGGCAACACTCAGCCTGGGGATGGGGTGCGGTTCAAGGGCCGCAGCTGGATTCAGATCACGGGACGCAACAACTACGCGGCCTTCTCGCGGTGGTGTTCAGGTAAGGGACTCGTTCCGTCGCCAACGGAATTCGTTGATAACCCGAATCGGCTCGCCGATTTGAAGTGGGCCGGAATAGGCGCGGCCTGGTACTGGACGGTGGCCCGATCGGACATCAACGCCCTGTCTGACCGGCAGGACTTGGAGACCGTCACGCGCCGAATCAACGGCGGCACCAACGGATTGGCCGATCGCCGCGACCGATACAACCGCGCCCTACTTCAGGGCGAAGCGCTGCTGCAACTTCTCAATCAGGAGGAAGACGACATGTTTACCGACGACGACCGCAACCTTCTGCGGCAGGTAGCCGGAGTGCGGCGCCCGTCGCTATCTCCGCTGCGTCACCTCGATGAGGGCGATGTCAACACGTGCGCCGGATTCGCATGGACAGGGGACGGACTAACCCACCCGCAGTTCGTGGCAATGGCCGCCAAGTACGGGCACATGGACAGCATCCGCCTCTTGGGTGAGGTGGCTGGAGCCGACCCCGTGAAGTACCCCGACCGGCAAGAGGACGCAGCCCTAGCCAAGGCGATCCTCGCCGATGTCTACGCCGCCAACCCCGCCGCCCTTCAGCGGTTCGTCGCTCAGAACGGAGCCTAGAAATGAAGTACACCCCTAACACGATCTTCCGTGCTGTAACCGCATTCGTGGTCGCATTCGGTGGCGCCGCCGCGACCGCCGCACAGGGCGGCGATTTGGCCGCCATGGATATCGGTGGATGGCTGACCGCCATCGGCTCGGGACTCACCGCTGCAGGCGCGCTGTTTGTGCGCCCCTCAAAGGGCGGCGACCCCGTGGAGGCTGTAACCACAAGCCTGTCCGACGCGCTCGTTAAAGCTGATGAGGCCCGCAACCACATCGGATCTGTTATCGACGAAGCGCAGGGCAAGGTTAGCGATTTCGTCAGGACCACCACCGCGGCCATTGGGCAGGTTCAGCAGACGATCGGCGGTGTGGGCGCAGCTGGTGTAGCCGAGACCCTCGGACTGTCCGGCGACGCTGAAGCCATCATCAATGGGGTTATCCGGCGAGCTCAGAAGTGATCCTCACCCTCGGCTCCCACGGGGAGGTAGTGGCGAGGTGGCAGCGGGTCATGTTGGCCCGCTACGCCTCCTACGCGAAAGCCGCTGACGGCGGACCGCTGAAGGCTGACGCGTACTTCGGGTACGACGACCAGGCCGTCCAGAAGGAATACCAGCGCCGCACCAACCAAGCCCAGAACGGGATTGTGTCGGCGGCGGATCTAGTGAAGCTGGGTTTGACGCCACTGTTCTTCACGGTCGAGGGACATCTGTCCGACATGTATCAGGGGCCTTGTGCTTTCGTGGCCTCCACTTTGGAGCGTGAAGGGCGGGCGGTGTGGCGGCCCACCGGCTACGACAACGTACGGCTGCCGTTCAACAACCAGTCCGGTGTGGACGAACTCGTCAACCGGTTGGATACTAAGCTGTTTGATGACGGCACACCATTCCCTGAGGGGACTCCGTGGAATCTGGCGATCTTCAGCCAGGGCGCCATGGTCGGCTGCGAGGTCATGGAAAAGCACGTCCTACCCGTCAACGGCAGGTTGCACTACCGGCTCAAGGACTTCCGCAAGGGCATAGCCTTTGGGAACCCGAACCGGCTGATCAACCAGTGTGCTCCGTGGGTTCCCGACCCGCCCCAGCCCAACACGCAGGGAATCATGGACTGGCACTTTGACTTCCTGAAATACCCCGAGTTAGCGGGGAAGTGGCAAGAGCACGCCCGCACCCGCGACTGGTACGCCGAGAACCGGTTGGATGAGGCCGGGGTCAATATGACCGCGATAGCCCGCATAATCACCCAATCCTCCTGGACCGGTGGGGCTTCCTCGATTGTGGCCCGAATCATGGACCTGTTCATCAACCCCTTCGACGGGCTGATCGACATCGTCTGGGCCATCGTCCGCACCTTCCAAGGCATCGCCCACCTGGAAGCCCACGGCACGTACGACCTAAATCCAGTCCTCGACTGGTTCCGCGCTTAACAACTGAATAGAGCCCTCGAAGCGCCCCATGAAAGGCGGTTCAAACAAATGTCCATCCGAGATCTACTCACCGAGCGATCCAAGCCAAAGCCGAAGGTATGTACCACATGCCAATGGTTCACAACTCAGCCAGAAGATGAGCAGGCTGCAGCCAAAGAGTGGTCGGCGGCGGGCTTCTCCACCGCGGAGTTGTGGCGCGGCATAAGGGAGTTGGGATACCCATTGGCGGAGGCGGCGCTACGCCGACATTTCAAGGAATGTAGTTGAGTATCCGCGATAGCCTGAACAAGCGGCGTCCCGTGGCCGAGGAGTCGGCGCCGGAACAGGCGAAAATGCGCGCGGAGTGGGACGGCGCCGCTGGCTTCATTCAGACGGGCAAGGTCTCAGATGACTTCAATGAGCAGGATTTCGAGGGCATCCTAAACGAGTTCGCCGACGAATTGCACTACGATCCAGCCAAGGTTGAGATTGCAGGCAACCCGCAGGTCGTGGTGTGGGAGACGGGCTTCCGCAATAAAGAGGGGGAGTGGGAGAAGCACAAGCACCACTCCTGGCGCTATCACCTCGCCGTCCGGCGCTGGGCTGTCGACCTACCCGCCTTGTACGCGGAGGTCCGCAGAACCAAGCCGGTGCAGCCGAAGAAGCCCACGGGCGAGTCAACGGTTGTGGTGTGCTGGGCAGACATTCAGACCGGGAAGGTCGACCACCTCGGCGGGGTTAAAGAGCTATTGCTGCGCCTTCAGGAAAAGCGAGAAAACCTGAATGCCTACCTGAAACGTTCAAGGTTTGATCGCATCATCATCGCGGACGTGGGCGACATCGTGGAGGGCTTCGACAACGTCACAGCCCAAACCCGCACCAACGGCCTATCTCTCATGGATCAGGTAGAGGTTGCCGCCACGGAGTTCTGGAAGACCATCACCCTGTGCGCCAAGCATGCCCCCGTGGATGTTCTGTCCATTCCGTCCAATCACGGACAGTGGCGACGGGGTAAGGATCTGATCGGGAAGCCTACCGACGACTGGGGATTGGCCATCTCCAAACGTCTTGAATGGCACAATAACCCCGACAACCAAGGCCCGAACCTACCGGTAGAGTTCCACCGGCCGCCCGAGTGGTGCGAGACACTACAGTTCGATGTACGCGGCACCAGGTTAGGACTGGCGCACGGCCACCAAGCCTCCGGTGCCGACCGGGTTAAGACGTGGTGGGAGAAGATGACCCACGGCGGCGTCATGGACTGCCACGTCCTGCTGACTGGACATTTCCACTACGCCAGCCTCCGGCCACATGGGCGGGATCAAGTCACAGGTAAGGCGCGCTGGCACATCCAAGCCTCAACCCTGGATAACGGCTCAGCGTGGGTGATGAACAAGATGGGCGAGGACGGAGATCCGGCACTGACGGTGTTCCAGATCAACAACGACGGCTTCGACGTCCAGAGCTTCGCCCTCCTATGAAACGTCACGATACGATTCAAGTAAGTGCCAACGTTGAAAAGCGCTGCCCGAGATGCGAAACCGTCAAGCCCGTCACGGCATTCTCGGTTGACCGGAACCGAAAAGGTGGCCGAAACTGTTACTGCCTCGAATGTACGCGTCGGACCAACCGGGCGTCGTATAGCCGGAACCTCAAGGGCGAGAAGGCCCGGAAGGCGGAGGCCTACAAGCGTGACCGTGAGAAGTTTTTAGCTCGAAACAGGCGCTGGCGGGCTGATAATTACGAACGCGAGCGGGAAACGAACCGTAGGTACTACCACGATAACAAGGCTCAAGTGCGGGCTTGGCACAAGCGCTACTACGAAGCTAATAAGGATGCAGCCTTCGCGGCAAGTCAGCGCCGGAGAGCTCGCATGCGGTCCGCTGCTACCGCCCCGTTCTCCATGGACGAGCTGCGGATGAAGTGGCGCTACTGGGGTAATAGGTGCTGGATCTGCGGCGGGAATCCCACTGCGACTGATCACGTCAAGCCACTAAGCAAAGGCGGTGCCCATATGCTGTGCAACCTCAGGCCGATCTGCAAACCTTGCAACTCGGCAAAGCATGACAAGTGGCCGTATCAGCGTCCGATACCAGCTGATACTTCCGAAGACGTTGCGAGCTAGCCATGAGCGACAACCATCCTGACGAACTCATACAGAAGTACGTCGAAGCGATGGATCAAGAACCCGGCTGGCGGGTATCAGATTTCGTGCTCATGGTCGGTTTCGAGAGAGTCCAAGCGGACGGCACCATAGAGCACACCTACGGCGTGTATGAAGGGGAGAACCAATCACCCTGGGCTACACACGGTTTAGTCGCAAACGGTATAGAACACCTAGAACGAACCGAGTGATTAACGATGATCGTTAGGGCCGTCCAGCTCCCGACCATCCAGGCTGTGATGGGTATGCATCCATCCGATGGATCCATCTTTACGCTCAACTGGCTCGGCGGTGGGGCCGCAAGCGCAGTCGGCTGATGTCGGGTGATCTATCAGATCACTAAGTGGCACTACATGCACCTCGTCGCCGTCGATGGCCAGCCAGTCGCCCATGCCTTACAGATTGCCGAATATCTCACGACGGAGTGCCGATTCAACCCTGGCACTGGCCCTTATCTCCTCAGCGACATCATTTAGGCCCATCTCGGCCGCTATCTCAGCCTCGCGAAGTAGGGCCATCTCCTCGAAGCGAGCGGCGGGGATGCCCACTGCAGCGACGCCGGGGCCCATTGCGCGCATCACTCGTCCAGCGAAGCGAATGGCCTCGGGGGAATTTACATCGGGATAGTCCATGCTTCAATGACTTACGGCTAGTATGTGCGCGACCCATACTTGATAGTTAGCGCCCTCATGAAACTCCCCGCAGCGGCATCCATACAAAACTCCACCAACTAGATATAGCGGTTGATGCTGCGTCAGTATGGATTCCACTTCGTTTAGATTATTCAGAGACATCTGCGATGCCGCTCGTCGACGTATGCGTCCCAATCGATATTCCCATCCGCGTCAAGCCATATGCTGCCAAGGCTATTTCGCGGAGGGTTGGATGTACCAACTACACTCATACTTCAATTATCCGCCGTTTCAGGCGAAGTCGCGGTGTCTAGGCCCCGCGCGAGGAGAGCGCGCAGGGAACTAGCGCACTGTACCGTGCGCTTTTTCAGATGTATCCGGCAGAACGCCCAAATCCGGGCTTCTACCTGCGTGTTTCTTTTTCATCCACAACCTAATCGGGGAGGGTTCCCATGGCTTTACATCCATCCGATTGGGCTTGGATCACTATGGCTGCCGGGATCGTCGCCTACGAGATAGCCTGCCCACCCGGAGAGCTGCTATCGGACGCTACTACCCGCTACGGGCAGTCCCACATGTTCCTCAGCTCCGCCGTGATCGGGGTAGTCGCCGTGCACCTGCTGCGCACCACCGGACTGCTTCGGTTCATCCCCGAACAGCTCGACCTAATCCATTTGTTGGCTTCACTGAAATGAGAGGACACCGCTATGTGCAGAGTTGAGACCTGGAAGTGTGAGCCGACAGTGGAGACTTCGCGGTGAACCTGGCAGATTGGCAGCTGCCGCCACTTGCCCAAGACGGCTGGGGCCTAGCGACCTGGGTAGTAATCGCTTTCGTCGTCATGTGTTTCCTCGGCATCCTGTGGACGCTGCAACACTTCGACCTCAAAGCCATCCGGCACCAAACAGAGAACTCGCACGACACCAACCTGCGCGACGACATCGACGAGATACGCGAGATGGTTCGCGACGGAATGGCAGACATCCGCAGCGATATCTCCGGTATCCGAAAGGACATCGGGGGACTGCGCGGAGAGCTGCGCACCGAACGCGAAGAACGCATCGAATCCGACGCCCGCATATGGCGGGGACCCTGGAAGGCTTAGACCCCGCCGTTAACGCCTACCGCCAATAGAATTGGGGTATGACAGCGGGGCAATGGTTTGGAACCGTTCTTATGATCGTGTTCGGAGTGTGGTTCGTTGGATTCAATATCCTCCTTTGGGTAGGCGACCGCATAGATAAACGGAACCGCGCCGAACTGGCAGACATCAGTCGAGACTTCGACGCGCTAGGCCCAAATCCGAGCCTTGAGGAGATGCAGCCAGCGCTAGATCGTCTCGCCGCCTACCGAATCAGGTTTGAGAACTGGCGCTCGCCTACCAGTAATCCGACCTGACCCCCCCTCGCTTCACAGCCGCCCCCGGCTCCCGTGCTTCCCCCAGCATGGTTGAGCCGGGGGCTTTTTTGCATTTCCCGG